CCGGTTGCCGAGGATGCTCCTTTGTATCCGGTTGCCGAGGATGCTCCTTTGTATCCGGTTGCCGAGGATGCTCCACAGGTGCCGGTTGCCGAGGATGCTCCTTTGTATCCGGTTGCCGAGGATGCTCCTTTGTATCCGGTTGCCGAGGATGCTCCATAGTCTCCGGTTGCCGAGGATGCTCCATAGTCTCCGGTTGCCGAGGATGCTCCATAGTCTCCGGTTGCCGAGGATGCTCCGTGCTTTTCATCGCTTTCAGCGTCCTTGTTTATACGTTTTACCGTATATTCGATTGCAGCTTTAACAAGACCCGCAATGCTGATTTCTGCTCCGATCTTAATTTTTGTAGATGCTACCTTAATATCATCATTATGTTTCTGGATTTCTCCGCTCTGCTCTACCTCGTGGTATACGCTTTCATTTGGAGAATAATAATTCAAGCAATCCAGCGGATACTCGCAAGCGTGAAATCCATGATCGCAAACTTCTACGCTTTCTTCCTCGTATTCCTTTCCCTCTTCGTACTGAAAGCCACGACAAGTCATATCTTTATTAAATCCTTTGTATGTTTTAATACTCTCTCCCATCTAAACTCCCTCCACCTTCAACGAACCATCATATACAAGTTTGCGTATCGTTGGATCATAATTATCATCAATATCATGTACCTCGCCGTGTTCATCCATATATTGCGGTTTTTTTGCTATAAGCAATATTAACTGCGATCTCATTGTTTGTTCGCTAGTCAAACTCTCCGCATTATCAACAAAAATTGGGGCACTCACGCCGTATAACTCGCTAAGAGACCGAATAATGTCAAGCCCGGCTACAATTTTATGTCCGCTGTTCAAAGATGAATATGGGACACCACCCACGGTACACTCGCAGCAATCTTTCATACCGCCATTTAACTGCATTTCAAAGAGTTTGAAATTAACTGTCTTGAAATGGCTGTTGATGGTTTCAGAAACCTTATCCAGTTTGAAACGAATAAACTCTTCCAACAGGTAAAGAATCTGTTCCTGGTCTGCAACCTTCTGCCCAATTTCTTTCTGTTCTTCCTGCAACTGCCCGATACGCTCATCAATCTCAACATTCATGGATGCCTTTGCAATAGTGCTGTTTACTTCATCAAGACGTGCCTGCAACTCTTCTTTTTCAGATTTTAAGGATTCAACTGCTGCATCCTCTCCATTGGCTTTCAGATTTTCGATTTCTACCAGAACTTCATCGTGTCTGGCTTTCATCTTCACATACTCTTCATTCTGCGAATAATCGGCTTCCACTGGCATTTCAGATAACGTTTTAGAGAATGCTTCTTTCTTGGCAATGGCATCCTTCTCCTGTTTCTTTAAGGCTTCAATTTCTGCCTGCAAATTTGTATTTTCCTCCGTTAGTTCAGCAATAAGATTTTTCTTCTCTGTACCAATAGTAATCAGCCGATTCAGTTCAACCTTTTTGTCAGTGTCAAACTTAAATCTTTCTGATTTCAGTTTTTCTTCTGCATCTGCCTTGGCTTTTCGCTTTCTGCTTTCAAAATCAGACTTTAACTGCTCAATTTTATCTTCCGGCAACTTCTGACCACACAATGAGCAAACGGTGCTGTTTTCATCAAATACCCACTTGGATTCATCAAACAGATATTGGAATTCATCAAAAGCCTTTGATTTTTCTGCGTTGTGCTCCTCTCCAAGCCTTTTTCGCTCTGAATCAGCATTGGAAATAACCGTCTCGTTTTCTGAAACCCGTCTCTCTTTCAAAGCAATAGTATCTGCAAATCGCTTCATCTCGTTTTGCAAATCGCGTAATTCTGCTTCGATCTCGCTTCTCCTGTTTGTCAGATCGCGATTCATAGTCTGCATAATCCCAGACATATCAAACTGCAGCTGCATTTCTTCACGTCCTAACTCCATCATTGCTCCGTCAGAATCTTTGATCTTCGCATCAATATCTGCAATTTTGGTTTCCAAGTCTGTTTTCGCAAGTTCCTGTTCTGCAACATCGATGTCAACCTTGGATTTCATGGCTTCGTCAATTCGGACTGGAATCTCTGCCTGTTTCTTCTTCCACTCGTTCAATGCTTTGGAGAATTTTGCTCTAATATCATCCGTAGACGGTGCTTTCTCCAATTCTGAAAGCAATGGTGCATACTTCGCGTCCGTCTGTGCCAGCTCTACATCTGAAACATCTGAAACAAGTTTCATCAAAATATCTCTCTGGTCTTTCCATTTCAAAGAAGAAAAATACTGCGGATTAGTCAGCATTTTGAACATTTCCTCACTCTGCGCAATACCAGATACATACTCCTTAAATTCAGCTTCACTTTTTGGATAGCCGTCAATCTCGTATGAATTTGGATTTCCCTGCAATGACACTGTATTTGTGCCACGCTTCTTGACCCAATTCTGCTTCTGAACCTTGGAAAGCTCTACTTCTTTGCCATCAACGTCCATAATTGCTACAACCTTTATTTCCACGTTATCAATACGTGTTCCTTCCTTATTTAAAGGGCGGACATTAAACTTTTCCTCTCCGGAACTGTTCTTGTTGAAAAGCAGCCATGTAAACGCATCAAAGATCGTTGTCTTTCCTACGGCATTCTGCCCGCTAATCTTCGTTTTCACAGAGAAATTCACGTCAAGCATATTGATGCCCTTGAAGTTCTCGATGTGAATACTCTTAATCGTTATTTTCATTTTTCCCCTCCTCAATCACATCACATTTGCTTACGGAAACCTCATAAGCCACTTTCTTCTCAAACTCCGCATCAGAAATCTTCTTGTCGTATTCTCGGCTCTGGATTCTGCCAATCAACTTAACACGGGTACCGATTTTAAATCCGCCTGCAAATCTTGCATTTCTCCCCCAGGCAATGCACGGAATGTAATCAGATTTCCCATAATCTCTGTTTACTGCAATCAGCATGTCTGTGATCTCGCGACCAAGTGGCGTCTCTCTGTAATTCGGCTCTTTGCAAACATATCCATTGATCGTAATGCAATTCTTATCAATATTCGCATCTTTTGAGTCAATCGCCTCGATTTCACGAACGAACACCGATAAGATCAACCGGCGTCTAGTGCCATCCTGTTTGTTGAATGAGCGATAACTTCCAGAAACCATTACCTCCATTCCCGAATATCTGTCCTCAATATCAAACAGTCTTTCTGAAATGGTTAATGGGATCTCGTCTACGGCGCCGCTCTTTCTTTTTATTCCAAGAGACATTTTGTAAAATTTTTCTCCGTATGATTCATACATAAACTCCGGCTCTGAAATAATCACGCCTGCCAGTTCCACTTTGTTGTTTTCCATTGTTTCTTTATTCATATTTGAAATTCTCCTCGTATTATAATGTAGTAGTGTTTATAGACCCTCTCCAAAGTCTGATTCCGTTTCTTCATGAAGTCTTTCAAGTTCAACCGTCCTGTTCATTATGCTTTTGGCATATTCAGTGCGATTCTCGTATGTTCTGGTCAACGCATCTGATTTTCCGCTATAGATCATAAGGACTGTGCTCATGTCTCCCTCATATTTTTCAAACAACTCCGCCAAATAATCGCATCCAATGAGAATATTCCCATACGGATCATAGAGATCTTCTACTCCAAGACGTTCCATCCGGTCTCTGTGATATTTTTCATAAATTTTCATGAGACCTTTGCATCCACCATTCTCCACATCGGCTTGTCCACTGCTTTCATGCTCGATGATCGCCATTACCATTTCCGGGCAAATATGATATTCGTTTGAAATCTCCTTTATAATAAGGAAGATACTCATTTGAAATCCATGTATCGCTCGGTTCCGTTGCTGTCGTATGTAATGTAGGTAATACCATCGTCAGTGTCATCACCATCAACATAATAATAATGATCTTCGACAATCTCTTCCGCATCCTGCCATCCTCCTTCAATTCTTGATCCGGCATACAATAAGAGTAAGCTGATTATGGTCGGTACCGCTACAATAGGATTTTCCGTTGCATCCGCACACATACAAAGAAAAAAGATCGCCGCGCCTACAAATTCAATCACCCTTGCCAACTTCTTCATACGCACTTCACTCCCGCCACTTATAAGAATCACTTTCAATTTCCTGTCCATGTAAGGACACAAAATCTGTTATTACCGCAATAAATTCTGAATTGGTTGGCTTCCCCTTTTTCGGCGAAACCGTATAACCAAAAATCTCATTGATCGCATTCACATTGCCATTTATCCATGTGACCTCTATTAAGTTCCGGATGTTTCTTTCTACTTTGGATGCGGTAGTTCCGTTCTCTTCTGCGATTTTTGCATAAATTTCCTTCATAACACATCTAAGCGCATCCCTGTCGTCCAGACATTTCTCTATCGCTCTAATTGTGTATGTGTATCCTTTGAGCGAATGGCTTGCGCCGATCTGATCTAATGTTTTTCTTAAAGCAATGTTCGTTTGTTTATCCATGAATTCCTCCTGTTAATCTTTCCAATTCCATATTGTTATTGAAAACTACCAGTTTGCCAGGCTATTCTTCATCAGCGCAACCTCTTTCCAAGAATTTGTTGACGAAGTATATCTGACCCTTTCCGGTTACCTTGGTTGTCCTCGTAATTCTTACAGAGCCATCCGGATTCTGCACGTTACTTTCCTTTACCTCGAACAATCCCTGCTCGACATATCTCTGCTGTGGCATGTTCTTTGATGAACCACTTTTAATAAGGAAGTTATTCTCACGCAACCACTCAAACAACCGCTTCTGTCCTATCTGATAGCCGTTCTGGCAGATCAGCTTTGCCAAGTCTCCGATAAGAATTGATGTGTGACTTGTTGCCACCGCATCAGCAAAGATTTCTTTCGGTTTCATCCTCTTATTTTCAGCAATCAGATTGGTGTTGATTTCCTTAAGGCTGTTGATTTTCTCGTCAGCCATCTTTAACGCTCTGGCAAATATCTGCTCCGGTGTGTTCCACGCCTTTTCCAAGTCGATGAGGTACTGGCGAATTTCTTTTCCTTTTTCCGTTCTCTGCAACATACAAATCTGTTTTGCCATATCAACAGAAATATCAATATCGTCTACCTCTCGCTGAACCTCTCTGGTTCCCTCGATTTGAACCCGTACTTTTTTGTTCGGGGTTGAAAAATCTATGCCCTGTACGAATCCATACCCAGAATATCTTTCAAACCATTTACTGAAACGTTCTGTACCTTTAACTCCGTCTTCTTTCGATAATAAATCGTATAAATCTCTTGCCGATACTGTCTGTGTATCAAAATTTACCTTCACTAACTCGTCCATTCCATCCAACTCCTTTCTGTACTATAATTGATGTCTAATCGGCATCAATCCTAATAATCGTTTCAGCGATACGGTCAATTTCTCCTGCAATGCGAATTTTTGTTTCCGTATCAAATGTTTTCTTGCTTTCCTCTGCCAGTGTTTCAATTTGCTGGTAGAGGGTATCTTTTACTTCTTCAATGCTATGCGACATTCTTCTCCTTTCTACTAATCAATAAGTTCCCTTATTTCTACTCCAATAAATACTCAATCGTAACCCCGAAGTAATCTGCAATCTTTTTCAGCTTGTCTGCCTTTGGCTTGCTCTTTCCAGATTTCCAATCTGAAAATACTGTAGGCGCAAGACCAATATCTTTTGCAACTCTGTATGTAGAAATTCCTCTTGCCTTTACAAGCTGTTCAAACTTCTGATACATTTAAACACTCCTTTCCCTTGAAATTAGTTAGAATATTCTATATAATTTTCTTGTAACATTTTGTGAATGGAGGTGATAATCATGAATGTTTATCGCACCATAACTGGCTATTGCCAGACACAAAAGATAACCTACTCCGTTGTTCTTAATTGCATAGATGCCGGAGATGGAAGTTACTTAAAGGGTACTGTTCAATGTAACTATGTAAAATACGGTGGTTCGTGTGAACAATGCTCCTTGCGGAATAATTATCCAGAAAATTTCCGCTAATTCTGTAAGAGCCGAGCAATCGGCTCTTACAGTTTTTAAAATATTCTAACTTTTTATTGCAAATAGTTAGGAAATCCGTTATAATATGTTTCGGTCAAGAAAAAATAAACGGTTCCATTTTTTAATTATGAAATCGCAACCGTTTTATTAAAAACTATTTATGATTTCATAACTATGGTTATATAGTATACTTCCATAGTCTATTTGTCAAGCATTTTTATTTATGATTTCATAACTATTTTTTATTTGGAGGGAATATGTACGAAATATTTTTGAAACTGCTTGAAGAAAAAGGCGTATCTGCATACAAGGTTGGAAAAGCAACTGGAATAGCCGGTTCTACTTTTACTGATTGGAAAACTGGCAGAAGTGCTCCAAAACAAGACAAATTACAGAAGATAGCTGATTACTTTGGCGTAAGCCTTGATTATCTTATGACTGGAAAAGAACAAAATTCTCCGTATTCTGATGATATGGCGGATTTGTTAGTCGAAGTGGCTAGAAGTGATGACTACGATAGAATTAAAAGATTATTGACGTATTTTTCTGCTTTGAGCAATAAAGATAAAGATTCTGTAGAAAATATAATAAAATCTCTTTCTGAAAAAAATGATAAAAAATAAGAGCGGTCAATCCCGCTCTTTTTCCATGCCAGAAATAAATCTGTAATAAAACTTTAGTTTGTTTAAATCCATTTTATCTAACAAGTTTAAAATCATTTCTCTGTATTCTTCCTCTAAGTTTTCATGCTCAACCTCATTTTCCCCCATTATGTACCTCCAATCATTCCGCACAACAACAGTAGCGATACAACTAATATAGAACTTATGTTCGGTACTGTCAACCCCATTTGACAAATTACCAGAATTTACCAGCTCTTATTACAGTTAGGGGATGAGAAATCGCCATAACTCATCCCCACAACCAGAACTTGAAGTGTCCTTATCGGACAATTTTATTTTACAAATTTTGCCACCATTATTCAAACCATTTCGGTCGCAAGTTTCGACAACTTTGTTACAATATGTCGGTTTTTGTGATTATTTGTCCGGTTACTTTTCCAAAGCCACAAGGCGGTCTTTCATCCGCTCCATCTTTGACCACAGTTTTTCGCTAAATAGCAGTTTAGTGAACAAGGGAAAATGTGATTATTTAGGTTCATTGATATCCGTAAGTCAAATACTTAATGTGGATTTTAAAAAATATACGTCCATCGAATTACAGTTAAGATACAAAAATCCAGATAAATATGGTTTTTTTACTACCCAAAAATTCTCTGTCGACACAATTAAAAATTTAGTTGATAACGATTATTATAGAATTTTTATAAGTAATGTAGACATTGCTGCATGGCTTCCTTTTGGACTTGGATATATTTCTTTAGGTGGAGTAAATACTAACAATGATATCGAATTTACACTTGTTGCAATTTATGGGATTAAATAACGATGTATGCATTATTATTTAATTATGAATAGTCGAAATCCTTTGATACTATTTGTATTTTATCAACGGTTTCTCCATAAAATCCTCTGAATGAAGTTTTAGGAACACCGTCCCATTGCCATGCTGATGTCAACCAACCCAATACAGTTGAAGTGTTTATTGATACAAAGCCGAAATGCTGTTGATATTTAGAATATCCTGTTAAAATATAATTGCCGTAGGGTAAATTTCTTATTGCATTTTTAATATCTATAACAATTTCTTCATTTTTTCCGTTAATATTAATGATTTTTACATTCGCTAAACTGCTATTTAACGATGATATTGCTCCCGTGCATGTCCCATTCCCAATCTTAGAAATATCAGTCGTTCCAAGCATTTTATAGAGATACCGCACGTTTTTAAACACCTGCGATACCTTCGCAAAAAGAGAAGTATGCGTTTCGCCACTTGTCAGTGTAGCAACGTTTGTCCACGATGGCGCTGATCCATCTGCCACATCACTACTTGTAAATGATGTGACATTGCTCGCTGTGTCTCCACCTGTCGCTACTGCCCCAATGTTTTCTGGGGTGAGATTGACATTTCCTCGCCGATAGGATGTTTCTTTTGCACCCTTGACCCCCGTCACCGGGGTACCGGCCAGAACATCCCACTTTCCGTCTGACGTTTTGTAGATATTCGCGCCGGCGGGAACTGCATTGCCGGAGCCCTCTTTAAAATCGTCCGTGGTCGTAAATTCATCCGAAATATTGTACATCCATCCTGCATTGACATCCGGAAGCGCCGGAAGATCTGCAAAAGCCACCGTGCCATGCGGCTGCAATCCACCTTTTAGTCCCTCTGATACGTCTTTTGCCTGCTGATAATAATATTTAGCATTATCAGAGTCCTCTCCCTCCCGGCTGCCGGTACCGCCAACGGCATAACTCTGTGCTTTGGTTGCACTATCTGCTGCAGATTCTGCTTTTCCGATAATTTCTGTTGCTTTTCGTGTGGCAATATCGGCTTTCTCACTAGCTGTAATTGCTGATTCACTGGCGGATGTTGCCGCCGCTGTCGCGGTCTGTGCTGATTCAACAGCTGAATCTCTGCTTGATTTTGCCACATTCTCAGATGCCTTTGCATTAGATTCTGATTGTGCCGCTGCCGCCGCACTTGTCTGTGCATTGCTTTTGGATGTTGCCGCCGCTGTCGCACTATCCTGCGCCTCTGTTGCCGCACTTCTTGCATTATCCTCGGATGTTGCAGCATTGCTTGCGCTTGTTTGCGCCTTTGCAACCTCTACTTTGACCTTTGCCAGATAGTTTGGTTCCAGATGTTCTTCTTTGATGCTTCCCTCTTTTACGATAGCTGACACCTTGCCGTCTGTATCGATGATAAATGCTACTGTATCCGTGTCTAAAAATTCATACTGCGTAATCAGCGCCGATAAATCTATGTACTGCTTCGTGCCATCGATCAGAGTCAGTATAATCTGCTGTGTAGTCGGGTTATAAGTAAAGTTGACAGCAATTTTCTCCATCTGTGTGTCAATGGTAACCCTAGAGCCATTTTTCTTCGTAATGGTAATAATTCCTGTAGATTCCTCAAATGTCACATCTGATACAAGTGTAGCAACCTCTGTTTTTGTTGCCTTGGTTGTGTCAAGCGTAATCACACGGTCGTCAATGGTATCTGTGGCACTGTCCAAACTGTTGAGATTCGCTTCATTCAAAGGCGTAGCATCGCTTGGGTAATTCTCCCAGTTGATACGGTTATATGCTTTATTCATGATCCTCGCTCTCCTTTTTAAGATTTTCCTGCATCTGCTCCCGCTCGGCGATAACGTGCCGGTTTGCTTCCGCTTCTACCTGGTGTAAAATATCCTTAATCACCAGATGTTTAACTTCTATTGGAATATCACTATTCGCATTGATGTAATTTATAATATCATTTTCAAATTCACGAATTTTGGCATTGACCATATTCTTATTCTACTCTCTTTTTTACTTCTTCCAGATTTTCTTGTAATAGCTGCACTGTAGCAATCAGATCAGCGATTAGTTCTGTTTTGTCAAGCGCATAATAGATATTGCCGTCTGGATCTGGATTTTCGGAGCAGATCGCCCAGTCTTCATCTCCGATCGCATTCAGTACATCCTGTGCAATCAGACCGTGACGGTAATGCCCGTCCTGGTCATAGTTATAAACAAATCTGCAAGGACGTAAAGACTGTATAAGCGCGGCGCTCTTTTCTCTGTCAAGGGATTCTATCCCGTGCTTTAGTCGCTTGTCAGAATAAGATTCCCATCCATAGGACGATATTCCTTTTCCGCTTGAGAGCATTTGTGCTATGGTGTTTGCCGACGTGTCGCGCACCGTCACATCAGAGTAACTTGCCGTGAGTTCACGCGTATCTGCCGCCGACCGCAAACCATCCGTTCCCATCTGCACAAGAGTTCCTTCCCGTTTCAGTTCAACCAAGTTGTCCGTACTCTCTGTCGCGTCAATATGCACATACCCACCGGTCATCTCCACAGATCCCCTGAGTTCCAACAAATCAGCTCTAATCTTTAATCCCTCTGCTGACTGGTTAATTTCCGAAACGACACTGTCCCGGGAAACTTTGCTTGTTATCCCCTCTGCATTGACCTGTATTGCCGCCGCAAGCTGTCCTTCTTTTTCCGTTGCCCGGTTGACCTCTGCAGTAATGCTCTCTGCCGTCTGGCTGATCTTACTGGATAGCGTACCCTCGGCGCTCGTTGCCCGGTTGACCTCTGCAGTAATGCTACTCGCATTCTGGGTAATCCGTGATGATAACCCGTCTGCGGTATTTTTTACCTCTGATCGGATTTCCGATGCTGTCTGCGTAATCTGTGACTGCAAATCTTTTTCCACATCAACAATCGTTGACTTCGTTTCCTCAATCGACCGTTCGAGAGTGTTGCTCTTGCCTTTCAGCTGCAATATGCTCCGCTGAATTCCGTTGACCTTACTTGTACGGTACTCTTCCCCGTCTGCTTCCAGATCGTCGCGCAAAGCCTGTATGCCTTTCAGCGTGCGCTTTAGGATGTAAGTCTCGATCAGTTCATATTTTGTATTCAGCCGTACCGCATCTCCAACCTCAATGCATGGATTTCCTTTGCAGTCAGCACTAAATGGTCTGTATATAATTCCTTTTATCTTTGATAACGTTTTTTCTCCAATTTCGTTTAATTCCTTTGTTCCCTTCCCATAAACAAGGAAATTTCCCTCGATCACATAAGTGTTTCCGCCATCACCTACAATTACTCCTATATCATTCTCTTTTTCACGAATTTGCAGTTTGTCAATCGTTCTGACAATATAATCTTCATATTTCGCTGAAATGTACTGGCTTTTACTTATGCTGGTGCTCTTTGGATTTCTAGGGTAAAGATCATCCGCCGGGTAAAGATCATTCGCCGGATAAAGCCCCTGTATCTCTTGTGTTAAGTACACATAGCGAAACTTTCCAACGCGCCCGATATTTCCCATACAACCGTTAATTTCAAGTATACAAGACAAAACCTCTTTTCCGCTTATGGCTTCGCCTATCGTGTTTGTCTCTGCGGTATCTGAACTTCCGCTACTTGATGCTGTCACTTCTACAGTTTTTTCAATAATCATTTCATCATTTACAAGAGATACTTCTTCCTGTTCCACTCCAAAATGATTAAAAAAGCTATCTCTGAATTGTTTGAGCGTTACTTTGCTATCTTTTTGTGGAAGTATCTGATTGTACCAATCAGTAACATCAGATGATAAAATATCATACAAAGCATCGTAAGCTACCACATCCCGGCACGTCCGATCTGCCGTAGGTGTGTCAGAATAAACCTTGTATCTTCCTATTTGGAATGGTTTATCTTCGTGACCATCAAGAGTCATCTTTGCAGTCAACCACTTGCCTTTCATTGGCAAGAATACATTGGACACCGTGAGTTTAATCATTCCGGCTTCACATGCCCCGAATGTTAATTCAGATTCCGAACACAAGCTTTCTGTCAATTCAAATTTTTCTTGGTGTAGTTCGGTGTTTGTGATATTGATTTTCCCATCATCAGATACGATGTTTAACTGTTTGTCTACGCTGTCCTTTAAAAACAGGCTTGAATATTGGTAATTAACCATCGTATACACCCCCTATAAATGCCAATCTTACAGAGTTGTAATGAATTTGACCTCCATAAGTTCCGTATATTGTAGATTGAAAATCTGCCATGTAACCATACTGTGTTACATAATCGTCATACTCCGGTATGTATGCCGTGATATAGCAGGCTCTTTCGGTTGCATTAGTGAACTGCTGACGTATATTACTTATAATAGAATTAAATTCCGTGTTTGTAAGCATAGCCGGTGTTTCAAACTCAACTTTTAACGCCTTTAATTCCACAGCATTTCTATGTAGATATCCGTTAGCGTCCGTATAATCATCTAAGTCCTGCATATTCACATATGGGCTATATGTCTCTGGTTTCATAAAAGACATTGGAACTGTATAATTTCCAATCTTTAACAACCAACCGCTGTACGCCATGTTTCCACCACCTAACTGTTTTGGTTTGCGGCTGTCTCAAATGACAGTCGGTAAAATGGGTATAAAAATAGCACCTACCAGTTTGATAGATGCCACTTCTTTTTCTTTATCTATTTTGTGATTACTTCGATATTGGGCGCTTTAATCACAATTTTCTCCGGCGTGTGAATTACTTCCGTGTTCCCATATGTAATCTTGATTTCCTGTTTTTCCATATATACCTCCTATTGAATTTAAAAATGAAAAGAAGCGCATCTCTGCGCTCCCTCTTATATACCCGCTTTCCCCAGCCTTTCCCAATCTGCATCCCTAGTACATTCATCCTTTTTCTTCAATAAGTTTTCGTTCTCTTTTTCCAGTTTTTCTATTTTTATTTCCAATTTCTTTTTCTCTTTTTTCAATGCAATATTCTCTTTTTCCAAATCGTCCGCACGAATAAGCGCGTTTGACTCCCGATTAAAAAGATCAGTATTGTGCGCCTTTAATGCATCTTTTTCTTTATTTAACTCTCTTATTTCCCATTTGTAATTCTTTTTATCTTGCGTCATCTTAATTTTCAATTCTTCTATCGTTTGATGTGCTTTATTCAACTTCTTTTTGCACTCATTTAGTTCTGATTCAGACTCCCTATTCTCCATCGTAATTCTCCACATATTAAATCCAAATTTATATGAAAGTGTAGCCACAATCATTACATATAATTTTATTTATTTCATATGTTTGATCTTTTCTCAAAATCTTTTCCTTTTTATTTACTAAAGTAAACGGTTTAAATGGATTTAGATTTGCAGTGTATCTTGTCTTTGTTTTGCCTGGTACAAATTTCTGCTCCGTATAATGAGAACAATTTTCGCTCCCACATCTTGGACAGTAAACCTCTTTTTTTTCTCCGAATAAAGTATATTTATATATACCATTAAATCCCGTGTTTTGAGATCTTTCAACAGAATTTCTTAAGAATAATTTTCCAACACCTGTAATCTCTGGCTCTTTTGGGCGTTCCCACCCTCTATCATTTTCGTTTTCTTGTTCGTATGATTTATAAAATTCACTTTTCCCCGCAGACATTTCATTGTTTTCGTGTTGTTTCAACGGAAATCCGCAATTGATACACATTTCTGCTTTGTCTGAAATTTCTTTTCCACATTCAGGACATTTAATCAACGCCATGTGTTACCCTCCCGCCACTTGTAATAAAATGATTCTACCACAAGTGGCGGTATTTGTCATTAGAAAATATATGCTTCTCTTCCAGTTCTGTTAAAATAATCTTTTGCATAATTGCGAGCACTTTTTCCGATCTGCTCTGATGTAATCCCAAATTCTTTTTCCAAAATTTCTTGAAGCAACTGATTTTGCTGTCTTAGCAATTCCATTTCCTGTTGCGCCGTACTGTACACGGCATCTCGAATACCGGTAATTTCCTGTCCACCTGCTACCGCTGTTTTCCCTCCGACAGTTCCCAGCATTTCTGCCCGTCCATTTTCTCCTGCCATAAACATACTGTATTGGCTCGGGAATCCTCCGGCGGCAAAAGTAGGAATTTTCCCAAGATTTATACTTCCGGCTCCAACAATCTGCTTTCCAGCAATGTTTACAGCGTCCCACGAAAAAGAAAGCTTTGAGTTCATCCAGTTTGCAAATCCGTTCCATATGTGCTTTACAGCGGCTATAGCATTATTCCATGCATTTTTTAATCCATCTGAAATACCACTAAATGTCCACTTGTCTGTTGTAAACTTTGGAGCAACATCTTGATTCCACCACTTATAGAATCCGGTGTTTTCCCACCATCCAGTAAATTCCTCCCACTTTTTAGATAGACCTTTTCTTATATTTTCTCCAAGGCTTTTCCATGTATTTACTGTAAACCATGGAGAAACTTTTTCGTTCCACCAAACGGCTATACCTGTGTCACTCCACCATGTAGAGAATTCCTCCCATTTAGTGGAAAGACCTTCTTTTATTCCGTTTCCTATTTCAAGCCAATGATCTTTAGTAAACCAAGGCAAAATATTTTCTTGAATGTATTCAGATGCTTCATTCCACTTTTCTTCTATTTTACCTTTTATTTCTCCTATTTCTGTCTGTATTGAGAGCTTTTTTTCTCCCCAATATTTCTTTACATCTTCCCACCATGAAGAAACATCCTCTAAAGTTGTTGTTAATTTATTGCGAACGGGTAGTTCAACATCTAATCCCCACCATTCTTTTACGTCGTCTTTAAACCCAGATATTTTTTCTCTCAAGTTTGGAAGAACAACTTCTGCTCTTAAGTCCACATTATCTAGACCATTTATTTGTTTCCACTCATCTATCCATGCTTTTAAATCAAAGCTACTTGGAACTTTTAGGCTGTCTGGTACATTATTGTTAAAATCGTTTAGTGCCTTTTGGTATTCATCTAAAGATGCATAATCTTCTTTTTTCGGCATCTTAATGTTTAAGTCAACTCTGTCTGAATAACGATCAAGTATTCCTTTTTGACTCAAAATGCCCCCACCATATGCATTTATCCACTCAAACGGATTTATAAGCTGCTTTAAGCTTTCTTGCAAATATTGTAAAAATCCACCATCCTTATATGCTTTTACTAGATTTTCTGCATCTTTTTTTATACTGTCTTTTCCAATAGTAAAAGTTAACGCCCCAACTGCAACGGAAAGTGAAATCGGAACTACATAAGAAAGAATTGACTTTACTGACTCTTGTCCAAACGCCGCCACAAACTTCTCACTAATCAGTTTTCCTATCGTTTCCTTAAGAATTTTACCTGTAAGAATTTTACCTGCATACTTAAGTGCAAATGCTCCAATAATAAGAGATATTGTCTCAAGATCAATTTCACTCAAAAAATCCGTTACACCATCCCATACTTCTGACCACTTGATATTTCCAATTGCTGTTGTAATAGTGTCATATATTCCATGAACCCATGTATTGATTGTTCTACCAAGTGCCGAAAAATCAAACGTTTCAAAGAAGCGATTCACTCCTGCGGCAATGGAATCTCCCAGATTTGTCCAGTCAAATTCTTCTCCAAATGACAAGGCTGCATAAATTGCTGTGTTAAGCGCACTTGCAATCGTCATGCCGACATCTCCGAACAATCTTGGTGTAATAAGCCCATTAAGGAAATCTGCCAGACCTTTTCCAAAGTTTCTAGCCTTGGAATAAATTCTATCCCAGTCAATAGATTCCATGGCATCTGATAACGCATCGCTGATATATGCCCCAAGTTCCCGCAAACTTCTGATCTGACTCTCATAGTCCTTGAAAATGGTATCTACCTGTACCAGCCCACCGGACGCACCACCGCCGGATGCACCGCCACCGCCGGAACCACCAGCGCCAGATCCGCTTGAATTATCCGGAGTGGTAATCAGATTTAGTTCGTCAAAGGCTCTTAAGCCCTTATTCATCTTTTCAACGTTTTTCGCTGCCTGTCCAGTGCTGTCTGCTATATCAGCCGCGCTCCCTGCTGCATCAGACCAATCATCTGCCAAACCACCGGCAGAAATCTCAAATTTCCATCCGAAAATTGATCCTAACGCATTGGTTACTGTCGTTGCAAAAGCAATAACTTTCTGCATGACTGCATTAAGAGTTCGAACAAACGGTTTAAAAGCGTTAATCAGTGCGCCACCGATAATAGCCGCAAGCTGTTCAAATGACTGCTTAAGTATTCTTATCTGGTTTGCCCATGTGTCTGCTGTCCTCGCAAAGTCTCCCTGCGCCGCGGCTGTATTAGCCATAACATACTGATACCGGAGCATGGTCTTTTCTGCCTGCGTCATAGACGAAATGTCGGCATCTAGTCCCTGTTTCATAGCCCACTCTTTAAGAGTAGCCTGTGTGAGGTCAAGACCGTATTTTCTTAAAGGCTCTGTCTCTCCGGTAAATACTGCCTGCAAGTTTCTAGCAACGTCAGACTGCTCCATATCATAGAAAGAAGCCATATCCGCGGTCAGCTTTGTAAGCTGTAGCGACATGTCAGCCATCTTTCCTTGTGAAAATCCCATGGCTGTACCCATAGCTTGGAATCGGCTTGCCACCTGTTTAGCGGTCAACTCTGACATGCCAAAATCCTGTATGGATGTTTTTGAAAAGTCCTGTATCAGCTTCTCATAATTGCCGAATGTGGTACGTACAACGTTCTCAACCTCTGTCAAAAAAGATGAAATGTCGATTGCATCTTTAATCTTTGAAAAAGCACGGAATAACAGCCAGTATGATGCATATAGTTTTCCAAATGCTGACGCAAGACTAAAGCTGCTACTCTTCGCCTTGTTCGCAGATCCGCTAAAAATGTTCAAACTTTTCCCGAGTGATGTTGCTGCTCTACCGGATGATGCGCCTGTTTTTGCCAAATTTGCAAGTGCTTCTGTCATTCTGATGATGTTTGCGCTTACGTTTGGTGCTTTTGAAAGCGTCTCAAACAGGTATTTAAGGTTATCTGCAAGCAAAGGTATGTTGTTTACTGCCCTGCCGCTCGCAACGCTTCCTAACCTTGATATAGACGTCACAAGACTACTCATGTTTGTCATATCAAATTTCAGTTCGCCGATTTTATTCATCTGGCGCACAAAATTCTGTAGTTGCGCTGATATTTGCGGCAAATTGGCTGTCGCCTGTGTAGAAATTTTACCACCAAGTCTGCTGATACTTCCTATCAGATTGGTCAAACCTGTTGTATCAAAGTTAAGTGCCCCTACGCTGTTCATTCCTTTGACAAAGTAAGCAAGGTCATCCTTAATTTTAACTAGATTGCTTGTTCCTACAGTAGCCAAAGTTCCGCCCATTTTAGACAGAGCCGCCGCCGTATTTAAAATACCGCTAGTATCAATCGTTTTTGTATCTTTCATTCCTGCCGCAAGATTTTTCATCGCCGCAGATATACCATAGAAAGATGATGTGTCTACATTTGAGAATTTGCTTAATGCGGTGGCAAGTGATGTAATCTCTTTTGATTTTGCACCCTTAAACCCTGTTACCGCGTCAGACATGCTTCTAATTCCAGATGCTATGTTTGAAAGTTTACTAGTATCAAATGATAGACTTTTTCCAAGACTATCCAAACTTGATGCAAGTTTATCAATGGAATCGCTCGCTTTTGCAGAATCAGCCTTAATTTTTATCTGTAATTCATCAATATCTGCCATGACCGCACCAACTTTCTACGCATAATAAAAAGACGGTAGGCTGTGACACCTTACCGTCCTTGATTTTTTACTGAATCAAAATTTTCTGCCCTACATAAATTTTGTTTGGGTTCTTGATCCCGTTGTCTTTCTGCAATTTTGCAACCGTTACATTGTTTTCTTTTGCGATCTTTGAAAGTGTATCGCCGCGTCGTACCGTATACGTTGTCTTTTTATCTGTAGACTGCACAGAAGCATCCGTTGATCGAATATCTCCATCGTTGCACCAGCCTACTGCAACTCCATTTTTTGAAAAGCAATATGGATTATGCGTACCCGCCTTGATTCGTGTAATCGTTCCGGAAGCATACTTGATGATCGCATCTCCAATACCATCCGTGGAAGATTTGTAGTAAGAAGAAACCGTGATTTCCTCTCCAACCTTATGAAGCGTGTTCTCTGGCTCTGGCATTACATTTACCGTGTCTACCGCTACATACAGTTCATTCAGATCGACGCATCCGGAAACACCGGCTACAAATCCCTTTGAACTGTACTGCCATCCGTAAAGTTCATGAAGAATATCCGGCTTCTTGTCTTCCGGTGCGTCCGACGTAATCATCGTAGGCGTACTGGACGGGTATCTTGCAACCCAAAACGGGCAATCAATATGCTCAAGATATGGCTTGATATAGCTGTTGTAAAAAGACAGACCCGTGTATACACCAAATTTGCACCCTGCGGCTTCAATGATCTTCTGATATTCATTGATAATAGAGACAATCTTATCGCCAATATTCTGCTGGCACTTATCCTCTACATCCAGCCACACCATCACATTTCTTCCGGCAAGAACTTCGATCACTTTTTTCGCATCGGTCTGTGCCTTTTCTGCGTTGGTTGCGTAGCTGTAATTATATACGCCCTGCACCGGAACGCCCGCTTCCGTTGCTCCTGTCCAGTTTGCTTCAAAATACTTGTCCGGCTGCAAATCTTTTCTGATTACTTTCAAAATGGCAAATTCAACGCCGTTTTCTGCTACTTTTGACCAGTTAATATTTCCATTGTACCCGGAAACATCAATACCTTTAATTTTCATGTGGCACCTCTTCTTTCTTTGGGTGGCTCAACTCATAATTTGATTGCATAATTTTGAGTTTTGCCACAAATAATTCTCTCTGTTTCTGAATTTCCTCTTCTGTCATTTCAGAATCGTTTAACAAACTATGCTCTGTGATAGGCTTGTCTACATACTTTGATTTAGCTTTTTTACCAGCAAGACAATGTTCTACTGCCACCGATACCGCAGACAATCCGTATGTTCCAAACCACATCCACATCTCATTGTCTCTTTGCTTTTTATCTAAGTTGTAAGCATCCGCATAAGGCTGTAAATCAGCTGGGCAAGACGCGTCTATATCACACACGGTAAATCCATACCCTTTAGTGACTAAAAGCCAGAATGGGCGAATTTCCGTGCAATACGTTTCCCATGTAAGTTCTCTCTGTTCTTCTACTTTTTCCTCGGAGTTTTCTTCTCCGCTTCTTTCTGCTCTGCTTTGAGCAGTTTTGATAAAAAACCGTTTTCAAGTAACTCTGTTAAAAGTGCATTGTAAAGTGCATGAACATCTGCATCTTCTCCGTCAAAGTAGTCATCCAGCATGGCATATACTTTTCCAAGCTGCTGTTCCTTTTCTTCTTCAGTTTCCAAGTTGTATCCAAGCTCCTCTTTGTGAAACTTCTGCGCGCCTACAAGGATTAACTCCGGAATAAATAAAAGGATTTCGTCAACCGCTTCAATATTTTTCATCTGGTCTAATTTTGCTACTTTCTTGATAATTCCGCTTTTCACGGTTGCTTCATATCCGAATTTGATCTGTAACTCTTTCTCTCCAAGCTTTAATTTTGTCATTTTCTTTCCCTTTCTCCCTCTCATATAGGGAAAGGGCAGTCCGAAGACCGCCCTATTCTTTTAAACTGTTCCCTCAAGTTTCGCTTCGGTTGTCTGATTATCGTCAGCCGATTCAACCGAACTATTCGACTGACGTGTTATTCCCCCGGTGTAAACGCTACAGCCGTGTCCATTCCCTTGTATTCCTCAATGGTAAGGTTCATTTCAACCGTCAAAAGCTCATTCTGACCAATCTCCGGCTGCGGCATCTGCTCCGGTGGCTGCGCAACCACAAAAAACGCATCTGCAAATCCAGGAATAATGGTTTCAAACCACATTCTTTTTCCATCGGTAAGCGCTTTGTACGCCGTGATAAGTGCTTCCCACTCTTCTTTTGTGGCATCCGTAAGGTTTACCGTGATAGGAAAAGAGCCACCGGTATCTGCGCGCCCCTTTACATATCTGGTAATAGCATCTTCTAATGCAGATGCGTCAATCTGTTCCGGCTCAATGTTGATACCTCCGATTGCGTTAATTCTTGTAAGCTGTTTAAACGATGTAGGCTTTGTTCCGGCTGTCGCTTCTGTGCCGTATCCAAACGTAATGCCTAACGTAGACAATCCTGCTGCTGCCATTTTTACCTCTCTTTCTACCGCCAAATAATGCGGTTATCGGGCACATCTTTTTGCACCCGGTGCATAAAAAATAGAGCCTTTCGGCTCTTTTACATCAATCTGTCGTTAGCTCCGATTATCCTCCGGAACCTTGCAACGCTTCTAAATTTTTTCTCGCTGTCGTTTTTAAACTCCGGAATTGCTGTGATTTGAAATCGCATCTGCTTAAAGGCATCAGCTAAAATAGCCATAATCCCTTTTGCGTCGCTCTGCTTTGTGTTTGTAATGACATCAACCTGTATTGTTTCCTGCACCGAATTTACGAATGTTCCCTCTAAATCTGACCCACGTTCAAGCCCCGGCATCTCATGGATGTAAATAGTCGGGAAAACAGGGTCTTTATCCAGGTTTTTTTCAACCGTTGTAAATGCAGTGTCAAAATTCATGCTTTTGTATTTTTTCTGGAGTTTTGGTTTTGCAATCGTTACCACATTGGAGAAAATGTTTGTTTCAAGGTCAAATACCCACTGGTTGCCTGCCATTATCCAAACACCTCCTTCGCTGTCTGTGTAACAATCTGACGCAACTCATTTGCGGTCATATACATAAATGGTCGGCTTGGCATTCCCTCTGTAAACCACCAATCGCCATTGTCGTCCTGATAAAACCATCCATATCTTCCATCTGAAATCTGATGTATAGTTTTTCCACTTGCGTACTGCCACGAAACACCATCCGGCAGTTTCCCAGGATAAGGACTTTGCTGTCCCACAATTCCGGTTCCAAACTCAACAAATGCGGCGTGGTCTGTACCGGCTATTACCGCCCATATCCCGCCACCCTTAGTGCTTCCTTCATATTCCGCGTGAACACTTGAAATCAGTTCCGATGTAAATATTGCGTCAAGGTCAGCAATTTGCACTCTGGCAATCTCTACGCCCTTTTCTGCGAGTTTTTCTGCCAATAGCTGACACTTATATGTCAAGCTGTTTTGATAGGCTCTAAGCTCTCGTATGACGTTCTTAACATACTTTTCAGACAGGCTCATTGTGATTACTTTCTTTCCCATTCAGCACCTACTTCACATTTTTTTGCAATAAGAACAAATCAACCGTCAATCCCTCGTCTGCAACACCTTTTACGATGTAATCAGCCGAATTTTCGTCAACGATTGTATTCTCTTCATCTTTGTACCTTACATCTGACCGTTTCCATACCAAAGAGCCGACGTTCAATGGAAGTTTCCCTTTGTCCTCGACAATCTGAACAAAGTTTGTGGAATTGTCAACGCCAAACTCTTTTATAAGTGCTTCACTCAACTTATTGCTGATTGAAGAATAAAAAACCACAGGCTTCTCATAACCTGTGGTATATTCTCCGGTTGTTTTCGGTATTTTGTTTCCATCTTCATCGAGGTAATAAATTACATTTCCATCTGAATCAGTATATGAAGAATATTCGATGTTTCCATCCTCGTCCGTCACATACACCGGAACCTTTCCGCTCTGTAGCGAATAACTCATTTTTTGCTTATTGATCTCAAGCATTTCACTTCACATCCTTGCCGAACCGATTCCACAGCTCAGAAAGCTTTTCCCATCCATACATCGCGACAAACGCAACAATAAATCCTGCAATAATAGCCGCCAAGATCATATACCATAAAATTGATGTCTGGATGTACTGCATGTATGCCACAAACGCAGCTACCGTGATACCGATGGAAAGGAAAAATACCAAGATGTCCGTCGGAACCTTGGAAAATACGCCTACACCTTTGATTACCTGTGTTACCACAGACACAACAAATGCCAGCGCACCAATAATCGCCAGAATAATTGTCATGTTAGCAATTACCGCCTGTATAATATCCATGATTAAACCTCCTTGTCATCATTAAGACGGGTTTCTATTCCGTCAATTCTGTGATGAGCCGATTTCACACTTTCCTCGACCTTTATGATCCTGTTGTCATGAGAATTTATTTCTTTTCGCATCTCAGATACTTCATTTTTGATCTCGGTCGTGTTGTTTGAAATGGCATCCAACTTCATGTTAATGCGTGTGTTCTCCCTCACGCGTTCTTCAAGATCCGTGTTGTCTGTCCTTTTGTTGCTCTTCAAGCCCATAAAGACGGAAAAACCAAGCGACAGCACGCTTATAATGATTGCTGTTGATATTTCAATGGTCAAATCATATACCGCCTTTCATTTTTATGGCACACCGCCCACCACCGCTCAATGTGTGCCGCCTGCTACGTTTTGCCAACATCGGCAAAACGTAACGCACAATCTTCTTTTATTAATGCCCTATAGGCGATGTTAAATTGCTTTTACAAACGGAAATACTCCAACAAATAAGCTTTCCCTGTCTTTCCAGCTACGGCTTACGCCGTTTTCTGAATAACTTGCCATATAGGCTTCTCCTGCCTGTGAATGGTCGTACACGGATAAATTGACGATTACATCCTCAAACTGTTTCAAGTCTTCGGATATTTTTTCATCCGTGTAGCTTTCCGGGTAATTCCGCTTGCTTACCACTTCATTTCTTTCCTGCTTGATAAGCTGTTCAATGTAAGGGTTATCTTCTTTCTGGTCGAAAACGACAACATCAGAAGTAACACCATCTTCGTCCGTAACGGTTTCAATATGAAATTGTTTCAGTCTGATTTTGACATGCTCTAATGTTGTATATCCGTCCATTCTTTCCCACCTATAATCCGAACTGCTCAATCAAAATGCGTTTCAGTTCCGCTCCGCTGATTTCTTCTGCACCTTCGATTCCATGTTCAGCGGCAAGTGCCTGTAAATCAGCAGTGCTCATACGGTTAATGTCCGTTTTTGTGTAAGCACCGGGAGAAGTGCTAATATCATCTTCTTCCGGCACATTTTCTCCCGGCATATACCATTTTCCTTTATGTTTTACTTTGTATTCGTAAACCATATTCAGCCCTCCTAATAGCACTTAATTACATAGGTGCTGTCCATTCTCTCATAAGACGGAAGGACAATTTCGGAAACCGTAGTTTTTGTCTGTACCGGGTCTTCTGTGACTGAAACAGCTACGGCAACACCGGTATTGACGATGGAAACATCTGCTGTTGGTTTTCCCATAAGGTTCCTTTCCTCCGGGGTAGTTCCGTACCAGGTATTTCCAAGCGCTCCGTTTGGAATAAGAGTGGCAAATCCATCTGGGTAAAACTTTGCGGCGGTTCCGGTTTCATTCTTGTACTGCTTTGAGTACACAATAATGCTGATGCCTAACTCATTGGAAAATACTTCTTTGACACGGTTATCATTCATAAACACCGTTGCAGTCGCATTCTGCGCAAGAATGGCGTTTCTGATTTTTTTATTCTGTTTCAAGTAGTCCATAGTCTTACGAGAAACAATCATGATTGACGGTCTTTCTCCGGTCTCTGCATCAACGGCATCAAGTGCAACAGCAACGTCATCAAGTGGGTCTGAATTTTCTACATCATCCCATTTGTCAGTCGTTGCGGATAAAGCAGCATAATTTTTAGAAGCATATGTTCCATTTGGGTCATAATTATATGCGTATGTAACACCGTTTGCCTGAATAGAAATCTTCGGGTGTCCGTCAGCCGGTGCTAAAAGCTGCATAATCATACGCTCCGGTACAACATTTGCTCCGTCAATCAGAGTATTAGCATCATCAAAAATTCTGCTTAACACTTCTGCTGCATATGGGTCTGTGCTGTCCTGAACACGCATGATTTCCTGCTCGTCTGCTTCTTTAATAAGCATAGACTCTCTGAAAAATGCCATTTCTGTTTCTGTCAGCTTAAATCCCTCACGACTTCTAAGCGTAGATACTGCATCGAAATTTGACGGTGCAAGAGATACAGGAAGTCCTTTTGAAGTTTTAATCCACTTCAAATCAAGTCCCATCTTCTTTTTTGCAGGGAATAATCCGGAACCGAGATATGCAATCTTATTACTTGCAACTTCTGTGTTTACTAACGCAATCGCTTTTGCGTTATATGCGTCTCTAATATTCATTATTTTCTCACTTTCTACCGATATTTTTTACGGTTAGCGACTAACTCTAAGTGTCAGCCGGTTATCAGTTATTCAAATACAATCAGCGGCAGTGCTGTCTTTACTTCGCTTGCAATCGTAATATTTGCATTAGCATTTGCATTCTTTTCATTTACGACACCAAACGCCTTAAGGATTGTTCCATTTGGGTTTGTTTCATACACATCCGACAAAAGGATGCCGACCGGTGCTGTCGCATTATCCACTTTACCATCCGCAGCAATCGGATTTCCTGCTTTGCAAACTCCGCTTGTGAATGCTGTTGTATCAAGAGTAATCTCCTCGAATAACTCACCACCAAGTTTTCGTTTCAATATTTCTTTCTGTGTTGTAACACTGGACTCTTTAAATTTCATCGTTTACCTCCTAATTCAAATAACTGTCTACGATTGACTTCGCCGCTTCATTTGTTCCGGCTAAAGTCTTACCGATTGTTTCCGCTGTTTTTTCAGCTTCGCTTTTTTCTTTCCCTTTATCTCCGCCAGCAGTTCCTCCACCCGGATTTGTGCTTCCGGCTGCAATCTCCTGTTCCTTTGCCTGTGCTGCTGCGGTTTCTTTTTCGGATGTAATCTTTCCAAGAGCGTCATAATCAAGACTTCCATCATCCTTTACAACAGATTTCGCCTGCTCCGAATTGATTTTTAACTTTTCCATCAATGCTTCGCGCTGATCTCTGATGGCGTTTTTCTTCTGCATATCTGCAATCTGCTGATTTGCTGTCTCTAACGCCTTGTTTGCTTTTTCAAGTTCCGTGAGGTTTCCTGCTTCCATTTCATCCAGCTTTTTCTGCAACTCATCTGCGCTGTCTGCCTTTGCCTTAAGCTCTGCTGCTTTTGCCTGTTCTCTCTGTACAGCACTGCCGTAATCAGCAATGATTTTCTCAACATTTTCCTCACTGATACCCATTGCAATTAACTCTTCTCTTTTCATTGATTACCTCCGATATGTCTTTACGAATTTTTGCGGTGCAACGACACCGAATGACACTGTTGTTTTTTACGCTCACAACTTTGCGAATTTTTATAAAATAAAAACAGCCGCCGATTACTCGGTAGCTGTCTTATTTTGCTGTTTATTTAATTGATTTACAATTTCCTGTGCTTTTTGTTCCTGCTCTTCTGCATCATCAATAGTTTTCCATAAAGCACCCATGTATGGCTTAGACTGCAAAAATGTTTTTTCCGAATCGCCCCAGAGTCCCACCGTTTTAATGGCAATAAGAGGATGTATGCCGCACTCTAAAAGCTGATATAGTGTTTGCGACTTTGTATACATATTGTCCTGTGGGCTATGATTGATTTGCACATCAAAATCCCTTATTGATAAATGCAAATCATGGTCTTTAACGCGTATTACATTTAAGACAACTTTTGCAAGTCTCTTCTCTGCTGATTTCACGATTGGGTCTTTTAATTTTGCCCTTGTTTTTGAAAAATCCCAACCATTTCTCAACTCTACCGCGCCCTGTGTATCGCCTCCGGTATTTCCCTGCTTGTTTGGTATGGCAAGAATTGATAAGGCATTGTCCCAAAGATCATCTTTTGCCACCTGGCACTGACTCTGGTTAAGTTCCTGTGTCATGATTTCAACATCGGCTTTGTTGTCCTTGTTGTTGGACTTTACCGTCAAGGCATGACTCATTTTCATTTGTTGAAATGTCTTTGTGTCAATCTCACAGTTTACAAATTTTACCCAGTACTGAACAAACTGCTCAATTCCATCCATTCTGTTCGACTGCATATTGTTAATGGCATCCAGAAGACCTATGACAAGTTCAATGTCTGATATTCTTTCGTGGTTGTTTGGAAACTCAACAATAGGAATGCTTCCAAATGCGTGCAATTTCCATTCAGAAACTACTCCATTTTGAATTTTGCATGAATGACTGTCTGTATAGCACAGTTTGTACCATCTTCCATCCTCGTCCTTAAGTTCTTGTACTGCAAGAACCGGTTCTTCCGTGCTCCGATTATAAATAACACACGTATTCATCGGAGTAGGAGCAACAATTTGAAATGGTATTTCTCCATTTGAAAATCTCACCGCCTTGAAAGATGTTCCGGTTGCTGACTGCCATTCACCAGCTTTAATGTCCTTTTCCTGCTTATTTGCGTCTACAAGATAGTCATTCAGCGCATCTACTGCCTTATTGATTACATCGTCATCTTTTCGACTGATAAACTGGATTGGCTCGCCATATGTCTGTCCTACTTTGAACTGAACAATCTCGTATGCGTGGTTTTCAACAATTTTATTCGTAATGTCACTGTTTTGCACCTTTACGCGGTACAAAACAGGTTGGTCTCCTTTGTAATACCGCCATAGGTATTCTATGATGGTTTTGTTGTAATAATAATTACCGATGCAGTCTCCCACCACCTTGACAATATTGTCTGCTGTGATGGTTTCAACATCAGTATATAAAATTTTTCGCCCATAACAGCCCTTAACAAGGTCTTGGAGAGATGATTTATTATTCATAATTAACTCCTAAATAAACGTCATCCCACTGGATGTTGACCGGATTGGAATAGATTTTAATTCTGTTTTTCCATTCTCCGGATAAAAAACAACTTTCTTGTGGCATTTCCTACATTCCACAGAAATGTTCATTGTTGAACGCCCATCGTGTGTGGCAACTTTTCTTCCGCAACGCGGGCAATATATTGTTTTTGGTTTATATACCATAAAGTCCTCTTTTCTTTGCAAAAGAAAAAGCACCGGAGATTTCTCTGCGATGCTTTTCTAAATTGGGGGAGGTGAAGTATTCAACTTTTGTTGCTTTCTTCGATTATAACTATATCATTTTTTCAATATGACATTCTATGACATTTTACAAATAAGTTGCTCCATATTTTTGCTCAAATTTTTTTAATGCAATTCCATGAAGCCTTATTGTTTGTCTCCAAGAGTAATTCATTTCGGTTGCAATAACCTCAAATGTTTTTTTTTCTATGTACTTTGAAAACAACACATTATAGACATTCTCATCTTCCATGCTGTCTATCTGACTGACAATCTGATCTCTTTTAATGATATAATCATCAACCAGTGCATCGATCTTCCTTTCCATTTCATCAATCTTTGCCTGCTTCGCGCCTATTTTGTCAAAATTTGGGGTTGTCATTACTCTTTCTTCATTTTTAATTGACGATATGCTGCATGCCAGCTCTTTAAGTTGTGCAAGCTCTACCAGCTTATTATTTATCATCCGGTTAAGCCTGCTTATCTGGTTCAAATAGTCCTTTGTTGTCATATCAATACCTCCTAAACGGATTTACTGCCGCTTCTACTTTGGCTACGTTATTTCCATTTGTCACTCTAAGCGCAAAGTTTGAAAATACATCCGGCACATCATCCAACTGCTTTTTACCGGACACTGAATATCTCTTGATAAGAGACATCATTACTCCATATGGCTCATTTGGCTTATATAATGATGGGTCTTTAAATATAACGTGCTGCAATATCCAGTTAGAGCACTGGAAAATCCTTGCTTCCTTGTTTGTCTCCGTCGGTGTGTCAGTAATGTTACATATCCATCCTTTTTTTTCGACACGATTGTTTACTTCCATTGCAACACGGTCTCCGCCGGCGTTTCTCTCAAATTCACATTCTTGAACTTTATTGTTTGCCAAAACGTTTGCTGCGTTTTCATACTGCATCTCATAATCTGCCGTGTTATCGCAAACACAATCCACACAGTAGTAGTCTTCTCCATATTTTTGCAATACCGGCAAAACAAAGTAATCCGTTCCTTTTCCCTTTGTATCGCATTGACCAGTCACAATTTCTGGCTCTCCATGTGGCAAATTAAGATACCGACGTATTTTATCTTCCGGAAACAGCAATCCCTCTCGTTCAATCGGTTCCTGTTTGTAGAGACAGCGATATGATATGTCGTCCATCAATAATTGCTGGTCTTCAAAAAATTCTTTCGTAAACCCAGAAAATTCATAGTCAAAGTTACTTTCTCCGGTAACTGGATCTACATCCGGCACAGCTATTACCTTTACCCGCGGGTTTCCCTCATACATATTCTGTATGCGCCCTATAACGTCGTGTACGCTCCATCTGGTGGCTATATGTATTTCCTTGCAGTTCTTACCGTCTGTGTCCTGTATCTTTCTCTGACGTGCATCTACAGCGTATTTATCCCACAATTTATCGAGAATAATAGGGTTCATTGCTTCTTCAATTCCGCCTATCATATCGTCAACCAGTAAGAACTTAGAAGCCCTTACTTTACCGGCATTCTTACTACCAACAGACGTACATTGTACGGATGGAAACGATTTGTACTTCCCGACATTAAACTGCTCCATTTTCGCATTTGTGCTCGTCACGGAAAGATCCGGGAAAATTTCATTCCATGTATATTCTTCCGTATTTGTAACGATATCGTACACGCCATCGTAATACATTCTGGTAATATCTCCGCTGTGTGAATAAAAAAGGCTGAAATCTCTCGGAAACCATCCGGCAACAAGTGCGTGAAACATTTTTTCTACCGTTGTTTTGCCTGCTCCCGGAACAAGAGACACGCAAAGAATGTCATATTTATCATCAATCATGCCTTGCAAAGCCTGTGTAAGACCTATTTTGAGAAATTGCTTTCTTCTTGGCATGTAAAACCGCTCTTTAGGCTCTCTCTTCTTCTCCAAATACTGGAAGGCACTATCCAAAACTTTGTTTTGCGCTTCCAGAAGCAAAATTCCGTAGTATTTGTCCAGAATTTCATAAGATACCTTGTTTTGGAATGAATATTTCTCTAAATCCCATGGTGTGCCACCTGTAGATTGAAAGATAAACTGCTCCGTCAGTTCTTTCGCTCTGGCAGAAACCTTTAATCCATACTCAACATCCTTTTCTGTCAGAATGGCTACCCTTGCCGCTTCTGCCATGGCATCCATAACCTGTTCATCAACGCCATGCACCTGTATGTAATTTTCATATCCATTTACTGTGGAAATTAGGCTTGAACTTGCCAAAAGAAAAGCACCTCCGCAAAAAAGCAGAAGTGCCTTAAGACCTCTGCCAATAATTTTTGTTGGTTAGCGACTAACTCCGTTTGTTAGTCGGTAATATTTTTAATTTCCTAATATCATCACTTCTCGCCTATCAATGCAAATCGTTTTGCGTTCAATTTCAAGGTAAATTTGCATTGATTTAACCCCAGACAAATCCATTTTTTCCCCATCAATTACTACTTTCAATCCATTTGTGCAATCTATTTCAATTTTTTTTGCTTTTTTCATTCCAATGCACCTTGAACCCTTTCGCCGTGTAATTACCAACTGCCTGTTTCAGCTCTTCCTTGCTTTTATATTCCTCTCGAAGCATGATTGCTACCTTGTTCTTCTCAACGGCGTATATTCCGCAGATAACTGCTTTGCTTGCCGTATCAAGAACTGCTTTATACTGTTTGCTGTTCATCTCGTATGTGCTGTTATTGATATTAACAATCATGCTTCATACACTCCTTCTCTTCCTTATGAGTTTGCATCAACATTTTTTAGATATTCAATGAAACTCATTTCAGCCCCCTCGCATGTTAAACCTTCAATAGGATTTTTGTGATAGTTTTCACGAAAATACCTCAATGCCTGTTCTTTTTCTTTTTCTGAATAAGAGTCCCATTTTGATATCCCAGATTTCTTTTTGAAAAATTCACATTCATGTTCACTGTCAGCAAATCCAGCACCAGGAATCCATTTTCCCGGATGGTTGCACATTTCAGCCATCCCTACAACTTCGTTTCTATCAAATCCAAGGTAAGCACAATCATAACACGTCATTCTTCCACTAACTTTCTGCCGCACATCGGGCAAAATGCAATATCAAAGTAGCCTGCTGCCTTACATCCTTTATAAATTATGATACCTGGCACTTTATCGCCGGTATTCTTCATAATCTGCGCATCTGTTAAATTCGTTTCATTCGCACATTTATGAATTTTTATATTTGCTCCACAAATCGTGTTTTCATCATGCCATTTTCTGCAAAATTCACACATACTCAACACCTATCTTTCAACATTTCCATCATCTGTTCGCATCTATCCTTATTTTCGCAAGAAATATCATTCATATATTTCTTTCTGCTATCCGAATAACAGGTAACATCTGTCTGTTCCAACACCGGAGAAAAATCTTTACAATACGAACAATAACTTTGCAGATTCAAATTATATCCGTCCATGCCGACACCTACTTTCTGTTCTTCCGGAATTGCTTTTCGCAATATCCTTTGATGCAATAGCCGCCGCAGGACATATCCACACCCATGAAATAGCTTGCTTTTTCCTTTTTCTTGTAATATTTGCAGTTCTTATTCTGGCAATCCATACTCACACCTCACACTAACGTTGCTACAAACAAAATCCCATACCATAATGTTGCGTTGTTTTTTATATCTCCGCTTAAAAATTTCCATCCAGAGTAAATCATCAATACAAGTTTTGTAATAATGGATATTAAATCCAGTATCTGAAAAACAATATGCATATTAACACCTCATTTTTGTGTAAAAAAATACCAACCATAGAATAGCGGCACGAGGAATCGAACCTTGTCATACCAAACCATGCCAACCGCTTTCAAATCTGCAATTTCTATTCACGGAAGGGTTTTATGTTACAAATGATACCGCTTACCATCCATACATCTTCCATCGACCTGAACTATTGCAGTAGTGCCAGACTAAGTGAAGATAAGAATAAACGGCTCTATTGGGAATCGAACCCAAATCTTCCGAGAGACAGTCGGATGTAATGACCTTTATACCATAGAGCCATGTGCGGTTGCTGATAGAATCAGCGTTATTTTTAATTCAACAGGGCAGTGACCGCTTGCTCCTGTCTATCCGGTAATGAACCGGACGCTTTTGACGTGAGGACTTGCACCTCGCTCGCTCCAAGCATAGGAATCGAACCTACATAGCATTTTCATATGCCTTTCCTAATCTTATCAATGCTATTAACCGCCATTAATCAGAATCGAACTGATCTCGCACTATGCCGCCAAAACCCTACTTACAAGTTGCGATCTTGCTTTTGCGCGTGGGGAAGAGAGGAATTGAACCTCCAATGTTTACCACTTGGGAACTGATTTACAGTCAACCGCAACACCGCCAATCGTTGCCGCTTCCCCAGAATGCGCGGACACCTCACTCCATATCTCTGTACGCGACCGCGCTACGCATACAGTATCAAATCAGCTCGGCACCATCGTGGAGCAAGGACTTGAACCTTGCACTTGAAACCTTTCGACTATTAGTTTCACGAAGCGTCTTACTCCGGCAAATACCTTTCTTGCCATCCACGAGAACCGCCATCAGACGGTTAACAATCATATTTTTCGTGCCATGCGTTGCACTATCCTGTGCAATATCACGGGAAATAGGCTGGTGAGGATTTGCACCTCACATAACAACGACTTTTCACAACGGGTAACACCCTTAACAGGTTCCTTCATTGCCTTGTTAATTCAATGACTTGTTCCTAACCAAAGCGTGGTTGTCTTATGCTTAAGCGTCTACCTTTTTCCGCCACAGCCTAATTGTATTTTTGATAGCTCAGGCACCGTGGGATAGGCACCCGAACTATCAATAGGAATCCGCCTGTATTGCTCGTCAGCAAATTACGGGACAACCATCATCCAACACCAAGCGGTCTTCCGCCTTGCCGCACTCCGCGGCAAACGCCACCGGACGGTCTCGCACCGTCCTTAACAGAAACTTCCTAGTAGCGAAAGGAGAAATACGAACTTTTCGTATTCCGAGATAAGCTTTAAACCTATCTCTCAATCGGAACGGCAGGACTTGAACCTGCGGCTATCAATTCACTAGAGCATAGAAGAATGAAAAGATTGTTCTTTCCTCTGAACTACGTTCCGTCACAGCGCGCATAGCGCGCCGTTTATGATAGTATTTTTGATCTTTTTATTTTGCCGACGTCCACTAACACCGAATAATTGCTTGCGCCGAGTTTTTTTCTTGCAAAAACCGAATGCCAGTGGACTTAAGCTATACTGGATGCTCCGACTTCTCAGACTGGTGCTCAGCGTCACTGTCAAGATCAAGAACGTCGGTTTCTCCCGTATGTTTTTTTCTGCTTATATGTATTCTTCCGACCGTAGTTAAAATTTCCGGCAGGAAGCGAATACCAAATATCGGGTCATACAAAACCATATCATCATCTCCACATTGCAAATATATTGACAAGAAACAATGCAATAAGTGATCCAAAGACTGCCACAGCGTCCTTTTCGTTTCTGCTATCTCTTCCAAGCAAGAAAAACGTCAAAATCGCAAGGGCATCAAATGTTGTTATGACTGTTTTTAAAATCAACATGATTTACCTCCATTTTCAAAACTGCCCGTACCGGACTCGAACCGATAAATGCTGGGATCAAAACCCAGTGCCTTACCATTTGGCAAACGAGCAATGCAAACAATCTATTTCTCCGGCATATAGTAAACAAGGTTATCAAATACTGTTGCTGCCATCCTTGGATCATCCATCTCGACGCATCTAATCGGTGCATTTTGAGATGTTGCAACTAATGCAGAAACTTGTTTCTCGTCCATATTTGTGCAAACTACCTGTACAGGCGCATATGCTTTATGCATGTCCATAAATACTTCTGCTGCTCGTTCTGGTGTAGCATATTTCCCAATGACAAGAGTTCTTCCATCAAAAGTAGCGCTTATGCATTCATAGCTTGTTCTAAATTCAGTCCTGTCAAAATCATATGAAGCATCTTTTTTCTGTGACACAACCCTCATTCATCTTCCTCCGATCCGTCCCAATCCGGACAAGAAAACTCTTTTTCTACATAATCTCCGACATATTCACTCTCACTGTTTGTGCAAAAGTAATCTCCGTTCTGCTCTTCACAATAGTCGCAATTAAAACACATTTCTAACATTTTATTTTCTTCCTTTTGGAATCTTTTTGAATTTTATTATCGAGTGTAATTTTTGAAATTTATCTGATGTGAATTTGATTTGATTGTCTTTGATGTGATTATCGATAAAGTATTATCGCACTATACCATGTGTTATATCCGCGATCTTTTGTACCCCGTACTTTATGCCTACAACTTCCGAATGTACTTCGGTCAAGCATTCTATTTTCCTATTGACCATATCCCGGAAGCTAATTTCAGAATCCGATTCTATTGGTGCCGTGATTTTAAGTGGTCTCATATAGTCCCTCCACGATAGACAGGCCTTTTTGTTTTTGAGGATATTTGAGTGACTTAGTAGGCAGCTCCTTCTAGACTTTTGCAACCCCCTCCCCCTCCTGCTGGCTGCTTCTTCCGGCGTTTGCCTTTTCTTTAAATTGTTCTAATTGTTCGTACAATTCTCTGCTTGCGCTCTAACTATTCGTTAAACCTAAGTTTCTTAAACTGTTTAAACGAAAGTATGCGGCTCAAGGTGCTTAAACACTGGTGCTTAAATTGTTTGAATTGTCTATCACGATTTCGCCATTATCCGGTCTTGAATTGTCAAAGTTGTCCGGCAATCTCGCACAATTCCCGTTTCCCAGTTTGGGTAGCTCCGAAGCTGTCAACGCTCTCTTAGATGCTCCTGTGTCTCTCACGCCTGGCATATTAAACCCGCAGTACTTGTTGAGCGACGGCATGTAGCACATGGGATTGTTTTTTCCGGAGATCTGCAAGCCTACAAGGCTTTCTTCCCGCATTTGGTCAATCTTTTTGCAAATGTCGGAAGCCGTGGAGCCTAGCCTTTCGCCATTTACCCAACCGTTAAGTGTATCTCTATGTATGCCGGTAAAGAAAGTGAAACCAACTATATTTATCACTTTTTCGAAATCATTGCAAAGCCTTATATATATATCTAATACTTTATTGACCTTATCAATATCGTATTGATTGCTAATATGATTATCTGCTTTAAGATATACAGTGTTGATCTTAAAAACATTGTCATATACATACTGACAACAGTTATACCATCTATTTTGTGATATTTTGCACATATCTGTTATATTTCTGTCGTCCATCCAGAGGTGGATATATTTATCAATGTCATCTTTGTATATCTCGTCTATATCTACTCTTTCTGCTCTCTGTGCATCTGACATATATATACCTCCTTTCTGGATCGTAAAAAAATAAACCGATACAATCGAGATCATCAAGATCTTAACTGTACCGGCTGCATGACTTCCGTTTCCATCCTCCGGGTCCTGTGCGCTCTCTGTTGCCCGGATGCTTTTTAATTTACGATAACAATATCATTTTGTATAGCTTTTGTCAAGTATAAATTTAAACTACTGGGTATATCGCATATATAAAATATGTCCGCGCGTGTTAAAGTATATAGTTCATGATTTTTGTACTGTTGATATATATTATATATTATTTACTCCTTGATAAAAAAATACAATGTATTGGAAAGAATATACTAATCTTATCTGCGTTTCCATCCCGTATCCATTCTGTATACAAAATTTACCACTTTAAAGCATAAACGTTAAAATAGATCAAAAAAGAGAGGCGAAAACCTCTCTTTCTCTAGCTTTTATAAGCAGTATGCGATATAGTAAACTTTCCCAGCATCTTTTACTATTCCCCAATCAGGGAGAATCTTCTTTCCTTCTATCATCTGCTTGTATTCTTCCCGTTCTTCCTCATCAACTCCCCATTCATCCATATATTGCGTGAAATTCTCTTCGAAGTCTGTGAAAATCGTTGATCCGTTTTTCAAGTGCTTTTCTGCTTCTGTTTTTGTGCATCCGTTTTTCATTAAAATCTCGACATCTGTCATAATTCATTCTCCTTTTTTTATCTTGTTTATTGGTTACTGGGCGGCTTTTGCGCCGCCCTTTGTTGCTTGGTGCTTAATTGTCCTCTATGCCCTTTTGGGTATCGTCTATGAGGCGGTCAACCATTTTTTCAGCTTTCTCATAATCCTTAGCCTTCAATACTTCCTTAAGGTCTTTCAGATCCTGTAAAAGTCTTCTTAAGTAACTTTTAAATACGCTCATATCTTCGTCCATGATTCCCCTTTCTGGCTTTCGCCTTATTGCCTTTCGACAATATTATTATAGTCTTTTGTGCCTTGTATGTCAATAGTTTTTTGTGCCTTATCTCAGAATTTTTTCATCGTGTTCCAGTTTCTCCGCTACCGCTAACTTTATAAAATCGTTTGCGCTCTTATACCCCAGCCTTTCAATGCGTTCTTTGGTGCCTTTGGAAAACCTGCAATTAACTCGCTCAAACTTATCGTCGTACTTATATATTGCACGCCTTTTTGCTTCGCTTGTTTTATGTTCCATTTAACTTACCACCTTCCTATATTCTTTTTGTATATTATAGCCTTTTGTGCCTTGTATGTCAATACGGACTCGTTTCCCTGTTATAGTTTTTTGTGCCTTGTATGTTTTCCACAATATAGCGCTGTTTTTGTGCCTTGTATTTCGTGCATTATTCCTATTGTTTTTGTGCCTTGCATATACTATAATACAACTATCAAATGAAGCACAGGAAAGCGAGGAAATGAACATGAAAGAAAGATTTGTAGAACTGGAAAACCTGCTTACAAAGGAATGTGAAAATTACGAAAAAGATTGTGCGGCTTGCCCTTATGCAAAAAAATGTGAGGAATACAAAAATTTATATATGGAATTGCCAGCCGATGAGACAGGACACAAGCCGGGGGACATTATCACATACGGCTATAACGACCCGGAAAACGCTATAAAATGCGTATATTATTATTCATACAAAAAGGCAGGCGAATTGATAATATACGCCGCATGTGTGGGCGGATCAATTCAAGCCCCTGCGTATATGTTCAAATAGCCGAAACGCTCCAAGCTGGAGCGTCAGCCGCGGACCGGTCGCCGCGGCTCTGACGATGGCAGACCAGAAAGGGAATTTATGGAAAATTTAAGAATTGAAAACAATAAAATTTATACCACTACAGCAATTGGTAAAACAGACGTTTTTGAGATTGTCACAAAAATTCCGAAAGAATTTTTTGTCTGGAATATCGGCGATAACATGGGAACGCATGAATATATTCCGCTGTGTCAGCTTTTGCACCCAGAAGACAGTAACTGCTTTAGCATTAACCCGAAAACGCTTAAAGCTATAAAGGTTTCGCCGGAAGAATGGGAAAAACTTGAAAAAGCCGGAAACTGGGGAATTGGAAATCTTAAGCAGGCAGAAAAAGCCTTGAAAAGCAAGCGCCGCGGCTACACGTCCGACAGAAAAAGAGCTGCCGCAGAACTCACAATTGAAATTTTCCGCAGAATTTGCGAATAGTCGAAACCGCCCGCGCGGCGGTCTGCAGGAACTGCCCCACCTGCACCGATGAGACAGGGCGCACAATGAAAGGATGGTTGATATTATGGAATTTATGGAGAAATTGCAGAAACAGAAAGACGATGCGAAAACCGCTTATATTAAAGCCCGGGACGAATGGGCGGAGACCAGAACCGCCGAAAACATCAAAGGGGATCCCGAAAAGTGGCGCGCCCTTTGTGATCGGAAAATGGATTGTATGCGATTAGGCGTTATTATTTAAGCAAGTGCAGGCGGTGCAATGTTACGAGGGCAATTACCCCGGCTTGCTTTTATCCATATACCGTGGAGTACAGCGCGCAAATATGCGTGCAAAAAGATTAAACGCGCGCAGATATGCATATTGTCATTATCTCACTATGGTATTGTCTGGCGAGCTGTGCTTTTTTTGTTTATACTTGTTGACACAAAGCATATGCATTGCGCGTTGACATTTTGTATGTCTTGTGCATATAATGACTTGTGGGCATGTGCGCGCCTGTATAGTTGCAATGTCATGTAGACGTTTGCTTTATTTGTTGCACTCATTTTGCGCATTTGTGCGGAGGTTTCCGCGTCTGCATTATTTCAGCGCTTCCAAAGGGACGACGGCACATAGCAAGATCGAGTGCGTCCAGAACACGGTTGAGTGCAATCTAAGCCTGCGCTTGCAAAAAAGTTTCAAAAAAATTTTGCAAAAATCTGAACAGAATTCTCAAAATCTTAAAAACGGTTTTTCGTGCCGAAATCTGACCCTAGGGGGGTATCAAATTTTTTCCGAATATTTGGGCGAAAATTTCAAAAATTTTTTAAAAATTAAAAACCGAAAATCCTTTTCCAAATCTTAAGGTAGGGGGGATCGAAAATTTTTCCGAAAGTTTTCCGAAGTAAAAAGCAAAGCTTTTGCGGTATAATCGCTTTTGTTTAATTCATCTATCAATTTCTCTCTTGTCATTCCAGGGTTTGTCTTCTGCACATACATTAACAATTCATCTATTTTGTCCACTATGCCGCCCTCCAATCAATGTTTGCCATCAAATCATCCAGCAAATAAATCAAATCTGCCCCATACAGGCTTATCCAGTCCGCAAGATACTCTTCCTGCTCAATCGGCATATGAATGTTATAGGAAAAACAAAAACAATGGCAAAGCTCATGCGCTAGTATTTTGCGCAAATAACCATTTTTCGGTTTATCTGAAACATATATAGCCCTGTCGTTCCAATCTGTCACGGCAAGGCTTGTAGAGCCATCAGAGCGCATTAGCTTGCCGCTTGCACTGTGAACAAATTCTATTTTCCATTCAATACCATTTATCAAAAACATAGTTGCACCGCCTTAACTGATAAAGGGGCATTTCTGCCCCTTCCATTACATTTTGGAAACAAGCGTTGACAGCTTGCTTTTTGTCATTGTGCGCTCTTCCGGCGTCATGTCGGAGATAAGTTCCGCCATATCCTCCGAAAGCTCTTTCATGTATTTTTCAAGGTCATGCATCTTTGCGTCCTTGTCCTCAGGCGTATTGCCTTTGTGAAGCTCTTTGCTTTCCATGTAGCTTCTGCGGCTCATTCCGCTTTTGCCTTCTCTGCGATCACGCATACCGCCATCTGCCGCAATTGTAGGATCTGTGTAATACATTCGCCCATGTGGTCGATCAATGTCGCGGTCATGCTCCATATCGTGATACATTTCAGGTGTCATGTGCCAGTAAGGCGGCTCGTCATATCCTCTCCGCGTTCCTCTTCCTTTTGGCGCAAATCTGCCGTCTGCATACCGGTAACGGTCATAATACCGTCTGCCGTCTCCGTAACGCTCAAACATATCAAGAACCTGCTCTGGGTCTGATTCGTCCATTGATTTTGTAAGCGTCAGGTAATACATGGCTTCCGCAAGGTCTTTAAGCATGTCCGTGACTTTTCCCATCTCTTCTGTATCCACACATTCGATACCTTTTGCAAACTCACACTCTGCGCTTTCAGACAGTTTTTCGATCATTTCGTGCATTCTCTTAATATCCATAAAACCGCCCTCCTTACGCTTCCCGGACTGCAATTAAATTGCTGTTCTGAACTTCGATTGCCTGCGTAGACGTATTCTGTACCGCTACCGTAACACAACAACCGCGAGGAACGTCCACATATGCCTGCGCCGAAACGTTAAAGAAGTTTTCAACTGCCGCCGGTGTAACAATCATTCGAGTTGACTGCAACGGTTCTCCGTCAATTGCAATAGCCAGTGAAATAGCTTCAACTGTGCCACCTGTAGGAATTTGAATGTTTCCGGAATAAGATACCAAAAATCTTGCCCGGCACTGATTTGTAAGTCCTCTTAATTTAACAATGCCGCTTCCCTGTCTATGAACAATGCATTTTGTTGCGCATACCGGAGTTTCTGTAAGTGCTACATCTTCGCCCTGTGCAACTGTTTGTAATGCAATTCCTGTAAATTCTGCCATAATATGACCTCCTTATTTTAATTCTGCTATTGTTTTTGTATCGGAGCTCGAAAAAACAAATCCGTGGTCTGAAGAAAATTTTTCCATCAATAGCTCAGAATAATCTTTTTTTGCCATTTTTTCTACTGATCCAGTTATTTCCGCAAGAGTTTTAAGCTCCGAAATGTTAAGCTTTTCAAAATCAATCTTTTTGATTGCTTCGATAAATTTATTTTTAATTTCGTCCATGTATTCTACCTTCCTATTCATGAAATAAAGGGCAAACATATTTCAGTCTGCCCTTTGCGCTTATAAGTAATACTGCTTTTGCAGACATAGTCGAGTTAAACTCAATTAAGATACTCAATTATTCAATTTTGTGTAGCAACTACTTTTAGCAGCTACATCCTGTGTTGCATCCACAACCATACGCATAAGCGTTAGGATTTGGCACAACATATGCCGGGATTGCAGCTGGATTTACAGCGTTGATGATCTGCTGGGTCTGTGCCGACATTGCAGTAGTGAGCAATGCAGACTGGCGATCCTGTGAAGCGGCTCTTCTTAAGTCGTTATTTTCTGCCTGTAAGGAAGAAATCTTTTCCTGGCACAGGTAATCAAGGATTGCCCTTGTTCCTGCCTGCTGACTGTCAATAATGTCTCTCGTGTTGCTGTTCATGGTGTTCTGCAGCGCACAGGTGTTCTGCGCCATATTGTAGTTCACGCCCTGGATAGCTTCTCTGGTCTCACAGCAGCAATTAGCCAGCTGGGACTGCAAAGCATTCTGTGCCTGCATAAGTGTTACGTTTGTGGTATTAAATCCCTGCTGCGTCTGATATCCAAGGTTGCAGATTGCATTGTCTACACCATGGAAACCGTTCATAACGGCGGTATTCTGTGCGTAAAATCCATCACAGAGACCATTTGCAATACCATCTAACTTCCCGATGATAGCCTGCGTGTCAAATCCACGCTGAATTGCAGAGTCGGTGTATGCAGATGCTGTCGCTCCCATGCCTCCGTTTCCTCCCCAGCCATTGCCGCCAAAGCCGCCCCAGCCAAAAATCATAGCGAAGATAATGATAGCCCACCAGCCATCGCCGCCCCACATGCCATCATTGTTTCTTCCGTTTCCTGTCACTGCTGCAATATCAGCAAGACTAGGAGATGCGTTTCCATTAAACATTTTGTTTACCTCCATCTGATTTATTTACAAATGGGATAACCGGTTATTGTGCGCGCAACCCAAAATGTACTAATGATTAAACATACTCATAACCTTTTGCTTTGCTTCATCTACTGTAATTCCTCTTTCTTTGCAGAGATTCTCCGCCATTGTCTTAAGTCCGACCGTATCTCCGCTTTTATACATCTGCATGGCATTTTTAGCCATTGGATTGTTTTGCATCTGCGGAGAATTTATCATTTGATTCAAAATCATTTGCATCGGATTCATTCGGATTCACTCTCCTTTTTAATTTGAGAAGTTTTTTTCTGTGGAACCGGAATTTTATCAATACGTTCCTCTAACTGTTCAATTTTCCCAAACAGTTCATCAAACTTTCCCATAAATGCGCCTGTGCACTCGTCTGATAGGTCAAATTTCATTTTTTCTGGTTCATGCGATAAATTGTTAGTCATATCATTTAAAACCGGCTTAAAAACGATTGTGCGGATTGTACCATCTGCGTTCCAGCTTTTGGCGTATATTTCCGACATATCCTGCTTTGGGAAAAACGCCACGCTTCCATCCATCGGCACATCGTTTGCAGTAATATTTTCAACAGAAGGAACAATTTTTCCATTTATTCCAATAGGCGTCATTTGTGGCTGCTGAATTTGCTGTGTTTGCGCCGGTTGAAAATAATTTTGCGGCTGTTCAATTCTTTGCTGATTACCATATGGATTATACCCATATGATGCCTGATAAGGAATTTGCTGACTATAGCCCGGTGCCGGATAAACTCCGTTCATGTTCATTTTCTTCAACCTCCTCCAAAACATCCTCGATTGCGTGAATGATAGATGACTGCGTTGACAAATCTAATGATTGCAATTCTTTTCTGGCAAAAATTTTCTCAAGAACATCGTCAGAAAACATTATCATCCCTCCCTTTGCTTATATTGTGGCATAAAAAAAGACGGTAAAACCGCCAGAATACCGTCTAAATAACGCCTGTTTCCCGCCGCATTACCGCCAAAATTGCAATAAAAAAGAACGCATCAAGCGTCCATACATTTGTTCGTGTTACCTTTGGTGTTACCTTTGATTTTTACTTTCAGAAAAGACACCATTCAGAATCTCCTTTCTTCCAGTAAAATCAAGGCTTCACAAGGTTTTCAATTTTAAAAAAATAGTAGCGGAAGGGAGATTTGAACTCGGTATCAAACCCCGAAAACCCGCATAAATACTAGGTTTCTTTACACCTAAAGGTGTTACCTCGTGTTACCTTTTACATCGATAGTGCTTTCGCAATGTATTCTTGCATCTCACTCTCTGTTTTATTATTAAAATAATAATGGTCAAGCGTTGTTCTAATATCAGTATGACCCATTTGCGTTTTTATTACAGATTCTGGAACATTTCCATCTATAAGCTTTGTAGCATATGTCTTTCTCGCCTTATGAATTGATCGCTCACCAATTCCCACCTTATCGCATATCACATATAAACGTCTTGTAAATGCTTGTCCTTTTATCCTTTTACCGTTTTTCATAAAAATATATTCTCCAAAAGGGTTAAGCATTTTTATTTTTCTCATAAGTTCATTGGTATCTTCGGTAATTATAACATCTCTAAATCCGGCATCGCTCTTTGGAAAATTCTGAACATCAAACACATATTTGCCACTATCATCTCGGTATCGTATTTCTGTCTTTGATATATGTATCTTATTTTCTTCAATATCTGACCATGAAAGCGTGGATATTTCTCCAACCCTTAGTCCGGTTTTAAATGCCAAAATAATTCCAAGTTCAATCAATGTAGGCTGGTTTTCCATTATGAATTGTTCAATCAAAAGCTCTTCATCCTTAGAAAAAACTAATTCGTTGTCAGACTTATGATTCCTTTTAAATGACTTTTCCGAAATTTCCAAATCACCCATGAAACTGGTTATGCTTAAGCTGGTATAATGTTTTTTCTTTGCATATTTGAAAATTCCGTTAATCAATATCCGCATATCGGAGTACGCTTTCTGCGTAAGTTCCAGTTTTGAAATAGCTGTTTTTATGAATGATTCCAATATTTCTTCGTCAATATACCGGATTTTTCTATTTGCAATCGGCAAATACTTATTTTCAAAAAATCTTTTAAAATTTGTCTCGTACTTGTCTTTTGTCTGCCTTGTTATTTCACCATATTCCAATTTTTCAGAAATCCAGCTAAAATATACTTGGCTGATTGTCGGTTCATCTTCCATGGCTTTATAAAACTTCACTATCTCGTCTTCTATCGCCTTTTCAGATGTTCTTTTTACAAGTTTTTTCCCTCTCTGGCTTTCTTCATCTGGCAAATATGTGTAAAACTTACCGTCTTTTCCTTCCCAAATGCTATAATTGTGTTTTTCAATAAATTTCTTCCTTTCGTTCATCTCAATTTTTTTCTGAATGGTGTCTATGTCGATAATACCATTTTCAATGGCAAAATTCAACAATTCACTCTTAGAAAGATTTTCCGTTTAAATCACCTTCCAATCTATTGACTTTTTGCTTTATATCAAAGATACGCCTTTCTACTGTTCTTAGCGGAATACAAATTTTCATTGATATTTCTTTTGGTATAAATCCGCGGGCAAGAAGAGAAAATATTTCCTCTTCCTGCTCCGTAAAATTGGCGTTTTCAATAATTACTTCAAGTTCTGGCTTAGTCAGTTTTGAAAACTTCATAAGCCAATATCCTCCAATATTTTATTCTTTTCCCTGCCAAATCTTCGGTGTACCGTCTGCATTAAGCATAACGGTAATGCCGCATCCCTTAGCACTCAAACTTTTCAGATACATGACACCTGTGTCTTTGTCCGCATAGATACAGTAATCCCGCCAACCTTCTACCAATACCATCGTATTATCCTGCCCTGCGCTGACGTTTGCCATGTCACTGCATCCGGCGATCAAGAGTGTTGCTGCTAAAATTGCTGCTAAAATTTTCTTTTTCATAACTGCTCCTTTTCTCTGCTCTCTTCTTCCTCGATTGCCTTATAAAACTCGCTCGCTTTAATTTCTGTCATAAAGTCGAGTAGCTTTACTTCTACATTCTCCGCCGAACCATATAAAACATCGCCGATCATAAAGCACCTTGTGCTATATTTCCCACAAAATCTCATTCCGTAGCAGAAGTAATTCGGTTTTTTCGGCTTTGGTACCGTCTTTGCAATCTCAAGCCAATCCTTGGTAATTTGACAGTTTGCTCTGAAACGTCTAACACCGTTTTCGTAATATAATTTATTTTTTGTAAACATACCCTGAAATTTCTGCAAATCATTTTCAGTTGGAATAATTATTACCGCTCTATCGTCTGGAATATATTGCGTCGCCTCAATCCCGTGTTCCTCCGAAAATTTCTTAAATGCCTGCGCATTCGCTTTTACATCTTTCTGATACTGTACATATGCTTTATAAAAATCACTGTCTTTGTTAATTGTAAAAAATTTCTCCATCTATTTATCCTCTCTTTCTGCCCGCCGCATTACTGCTGGCGGAGCTATAGCTGTTTAATCTCATGCAAACCGGAGCTGACCGGTCTGCTTAAAATAAACTCATCTGATTCTCGTCGTACCGATAAAAGCGTCCTGTCGTGATCCTCCCTGTCTGACGCAATCTCTCCACCCGCGGCTTCTGTTTCAGATTCGCCATGTAATTCATATCAACTTCCGGCGGAACTGCAAGATAATATTCATCCGGCAGCGGCAACCGATTCTCTGTGCAGATTTCCCGGAGCTGTCGCTGATAATAGATGATATGGTTCCGTGTCAGATTCATGTTGCACCCATCCGGCCAGAACGGATCACTGCACCCGTTCTGATTGATATCTTTCCAGTGCTCTATTTCTCTGCGGATGCACTGGCAGTACTCTTTCACTTTATCTTCTGCTGATTTTTCTATCATGCTACTTTAGGAACCCGGCACGCCTTTTATCCGGATAGATTCCGGCTCCTTTCATATCAATTTTTCTAATTCCGGAATAATCTCTTCCGTCTTTATGTAACGCTGATAATACTGATTTATAAGTTCTTTAATATGATGCGTTAGTGTGTCTACTTTTTCCTGTAGCGCATCCCGCTCCTCTTCGCACTTTTCCCGTTCAGCTTGGACGGCATCAATATCTCCCATCTCATCTTCGAGGATGTCATACTCTGTTTGCAGTTCATCATATTCAGCCTGTAACTCCTCATATTTCTGTCGCAGTCCGCCATCGCAACCATTTTCAAAGGCTTTCCGAACAGCTTCGTAAACTTCTGGTTCCATGTAATCACGGAAATCATCTATCCTTGTGATATAGGCAACCTGTCCTTTATATTCAAATCCAATCATTTATTTTTTCTTACCTCTGGTCTTGAACTTATACACATCGTTTGTCTGCCGGCTTACCGCACTCCGGTAGCCGTTCAGCTTACTCGCTCTGCTCTTTCCCATGTGCACCTCCCTCTATGGCATCTAGGCATCCGTTCCACCCTGCATCGAACCTTCCATTGTCGCAATGCTCTGGATGATCTGATCTCTCTGGCAGTTCCCGGAGCGGGCACCAGTCCGGCTTTCCACCCTCCATGATTTGTTTATCTACCGTATAAACAGTGCAAATCTTGTCTCTAACCAAATATTTTTTCAGTTTGCAAGCATTTAATCCCCGACAAAACACGCATTGTTTGCAATCTACCGGCATATCCATTACTAATATTGCTTTAGCCATATAATTCTTCCTTTCTTCACTGCACTATCTCTTTTACCTTTTTCTCGTAAAATTCTTCCGAAATATACTGATCTCTATGAGGGAACTTACTGTCTGTCAGAACAGCATAGGCTTCCGCCCAAGACAGACCTCCTCTGGCTGCTAATCTGTCTAATGTCTGTCCACAATGGTTTTTTAATACCTGTTCTTCATGCGGTTTAATGATATCGTAGGGAATATATTCCTTCCCTTTGTTTGTCATAATCGGAAATTCTTTCATATACTACCTCTATTTCAGTTTACAGCATTACCAGTTCCCACTTGTTGATAAGCGTACTTGCAATGCTTCTTGTTACATGCGTCATAATTTCAGCTTGTGAATGATTTTCTGCAGCATACTTTCTAACAGAATCCAAATCATAAGAAAACCCTGCATCGTCAAGGTACTGTCTGATAAACCGCTCATTGTCTTCCGCTGAAAGCCTATGTAACTCATGCTTTTCTGTAAATCTACGCTTCACTGCGGTATCAACATCATCCATAAGGTTTGTTGCGGCAATAATTACGTGGTCATTCGTAACGGAATCTAATAGCTGTAATAAACATGTAGTGCTTCTGGAAATTTCTGCGCTTGCACCGCCACCACCATATTCCCTCTTTACTGCCAAGCTGTCGATTTCATCCAACATTACAACGCATTGATGCTGGTTTATGAAATTAAACAGATTCGTGAGATTTTTTGCAGTTCCACCAAGATAACTATCAAGCATTCTTGAAAAATTCACATATAAATACGGCATTCCAAGTTTATATGCTACATATCTGGAAAAAGCCGTCTTTCCGACTCCACTCTCGCCATAGAGCAATGTTGCATTCAGATACGGGATCTGTTTCTCCATAAGCTGTAAACTCACATCATTCATGTTCTTGATCAGTCCGAATAATTCCTTTTCTTCATTGGTCAGATAATATCTGCTTTCTAAGTATATATTTGTTAGATCTTCCATCGTTGCAAAACTGGAAACATTTGCTGGTAGCTCCATAAGATTCATTCCACCAGATCGTAACAAACTTTGATATTTTGTGACTGCATAATGATTTTTCTGAGTTGTATCCTCAGTGCAACAGCAAAGAGCTGCATCTTTTGCTTTTTGTATATTGTTTTCAGCCACATATCGCACTAAGGCAAGTTGATTTCTTGTCATTCCCATTTCATATTTCCTCCGGTTTCTCGCACCGCTCAAATTCGATTACCCACACCCACGGATTCGCATTCCAGCCGTAGCGGTCAAGGTCGGATTTCTTGACGGTTGATTCCCACAACCATGCAAACTGTTCTTTCGCAATTCCATATTCCGGGTCTACTTCGGTTCCATAGTTCTTTTCGCTATATCCGATATCTTCATAAAAAAGATTTCCGACACCTTCATTTTCAGCGTCTTTTGGAGTAATATCCTGTAACCGCTCCACCCTCACATCCGTAACCTTAAGCCAGATACGTGCCGCTTCTTTCGGCATGTGGATGGATGGTTTCCACTTTGTAACATCGGCAATGTCATTTCTTTGCCAATCCTCGTAGTAATAGTATCCGTTCGGTGCCTTTTTCCATGTTTCCCGTACATACAGGATATCCCCCGGCTGATACTGCGGTCTTTTAATGCAACCAGGATACATGAACCCAAGCGGATTACTGCTATCTCCGCCTTTCCCAACCGGTATACCATCCATATTTTCCGGCAGTTTGATAACTCGCCTTGTGCAAGTCTTTCTCCTGTCCAAAATCGCCCGAACCATCTCGGTGTTAAATAAAATCGGTTTAATTGCCATCTACTCCACCGCCTTTCTTCTTGTTTCTGCCCTGTGCTTTGCATCATACCTGTTGTGGCATCTCTGGCATAACGCTCTGAGATTACTGTAATCGCAATTTTCCGGTGTATGGTCTAAATGCGCTATTGTCAGGACAACTTTTGAGCCATTTTCGCGGATAGCATAATTCTCAATTCCACAAAATTCGCATTTATTGTCTGCCCGTTTAAGGATATCTTTTCGTATGTCTTTCCAGTTTGCCGGATATCTTTTCCGATTTTCTGGTTTAATTGGCATCTACGCCACCGCCTTTCACAATCTCGATTGCTTCATCCGTAAGCATTTCTTCCGGCTTTCCATGCAACCGTACACCAGAATTATATTCTTCGCTTCTTTCTTCCAACTGCTCCACAACCGCATCCACATCGTAGGCGGTCTGAATTTCGTCGACCTTATCCATCAACGTACCCATTTTCCAAAAGCTATTTATAACATCTTTTTCCTTCTCAAATGTATCAGAAATCATCTTCTTTACATCATCCGCATCAATCAATCTTCCCATCGTTCGCCCTCCTGTTCCATTCAGTAATTACTTCGTCCAGATTGTGCCCATTCGGATAAGACAACAACGGTACCGGACAATCTGGATTGTTACATTTGACCATGTACATTGTTCCGCCACTCGACCAATGTTCAACCATCGGCTTTCTTCCACATATCGGGCACGTCTTAAGTTCTTTACTCATACTTCACACCCCTTTTCTTCCAACGCATTGTATAAGCGCAAGTATGTTTCAAAATCGCCCGGCTTCATCTTGTCCGAAAGGAAATCCAAGAAATCCTTATTACACAAGCATTCTTCCACTGTGCCGATTGCGCGGTACTGCTGTAATTCTTCCAATGCCTTGATTGCCACCTCGCATGACTCAATTTCTTTTTTGCAGTTTTCGAGGTTGCTGTAATACTCTCCTAAACTCTTTTTCTTTGTAGCAAACACTTTTGGCGCAATCAATAATAATTCTGTCAAAACATTTTTAGACTGAATCATGGCATTTTGAATAAATACCTTTGCTTCATTGTCTGTCATTCCTACACCTCCAACAATTCCGGGTTGTCAAATTTGTTGCCGATAACTTCACAATATTGCCAAAATTCCATAAATTCAGCATGGTCATACATTTCATCCATAACGCCGCTGTTATCACTTACGAAGTCAGTTAATCTCCAACGTCCTTCCGCAAATTCAACCTTTGCTTTATTTACAAAATCAAATCCTTCTTTGTATTCATAGCCTTCCTCTCCTGTATCTTCAAAAGAAACAATATCATTCTCCCAAATCAACTTGCCGTTCTTGTCCTTGAGTCCGGTGCACTGACAGATTGTGGACGGGTCTACCTCAACCATCACATCACACAGCTTGGTATTTTCATCGAAATGTGACAGATCAATAATAAAATGTCTACCAGTGCTTTGTTCTACTACTAAATTTCCAATAATCCAATCTAATTCCTCATAACCTGTGTTATTATTCTCTTTAATTTTTGCTTTGAATAAATATCTATCTTCCATCGTTTTCCTCCATTTCTGCTTCTGATTGAAGCCAATTCAACCATTCTCCGCAATCCTCACAATCTGGATAGTCTGGATTCGCCCATTGATAATCTTCTTTTACTTCTTTAAGAAAACTTGCTAATTCCTCGTCTGTCATGCTTCGAATCCAGTCTGCATTGGTCATGGCTTTATAATGCTCACAGTTGCGCTCCATGTCTAAATGTGGGATGTCGTTAATCTTCGGACACCACTTACCGACAATTACATCATCTTTATTTGACAGATTATATAAGTTATTGCAGTTCTTACACTTCGGCATCTTTTTTTCTCCTTTCCGTGTCTTTATCTCCAATCAATTTTTTGACCACATACATCGCAAAATGAATACCTGCCTTTATTTCTGTAGATGTCACGTATATGTTTTTTACATGCAGGGCAGTAGAATTCTTTCCGCGCATACCTGGTTGCCACTTTTCTTGGCTGCTGTTTCATTTTTGTGTCCCTGCATATCTGCAATGCTTTCACAGCTTTTGTTAAAGCTTGGAGCATATCTCTATTATCTTTTTGGGCTTCTATAGCTTTTTCCAATATTTCTATGGCATCATTTATCGACATTCATTTTCCCTGCTCCTTTCCGCACCGCAGCTGATACGGCACCTATCTGAATCTCTTAAGCGCGTCTCCGCTATCGTTGCTCGTTTTTTCTTTCATACCTTTATCTCACTTTCACATCAGTGTCATTTCTGCGAATTTTAAAATCCAACCCACACTCTTCTTTCAAGATCTGTATCTGATCTTCCCATGTAGCATAATCATCCATGATGCATTCTGCCTTTTTATTGAAGCGATCAACAAATCTCTGTATGCGGCTTTTACCAAAGTCAAACTCATCGTGCAAAACCATTGCAGACAAAATCGTTACCGTGTCTATGGTATTTAATTTAATCTTGCTGACGCATTCATCTATTGCATTCTTGGGTAGCGCAAGTGGTAATTTTGTTGCGCCGCGAAAGCGGCACTCTTCTTCCAGAGAGTCAATTCCCTTCTCCTTTGCAATTCGCAAAGCATATGCCATTCCCTCTCGCCTAAGTTCTTCATCTTTATTTCTCATGAATCAGTTCTCCTTTCTTTTCATCTCAATCGAATCGAGTTCCAAAAAGGACTGTGCATATATCTTTGAATTCATTTTCACGATCAGAAATTTGACCATCCAATTCATCGAGCCTATTAAGCAATGCTTTCTGGTATTCTTTTTCTGTAAAATCCGTATTGCGTTTTCTTCCCCTTGTTTTTATTGGAAGTTTTACATTTTCTCCGTTTTCCAATAAAATTCCAATAATTTTGTGCCTTGGGACGTCGCTTAGTTCCGCAAGAATCTCCAACTGTTCACCTTTATGCTTTGCATGTCGGTACCTGTTGCAAATTTCGCATTCGCCCATTTCCATCATTTCTTATCACGCCCTTCCCTAACATTTGTTTCCACCAAAGTTTTTTCTAATTCATCATAGTCATAAGATCTCTGATGAAAGTTATTAAATTTGTTTTTTGATCTTGGGTTACTCTCTTTCTTCTGCTTCTCCCAACTCCTTAATGCGGCTTTCCAGTCGGTTATTATTTCTCCATTACGTTTCCAACCTATTGATTTGTAGTAATCAATAAATGATTCCGCGCTCACACCATTCTTCCTCTTACGGCAATAATCAGCCACTTCCGACAATGACGGTATGCACGCTTCCACTTCTTTCCCCGGCGAGCTTCCTGCGCTCCTTATTGCATTCACTCCAGAAAAATTTTTTGAAGCATCAAATGTGTATGCACCATTTCTTTTCGTATAAAGCATTGATTTTTCTTCTGCATAATTGGTTGGCTTATAACGGTCTTTTTGAATGCAGTTATGCAATTTCCAATGTTTTATGACAATAACATTAGATCCCGGAAAAGTAAGAACATAATGTTTGTCAATGAGAATTTTCAAGTCTTCCTTTGAAGCCTGGCACTCTCTTACTGTTTTATTGGCGCAGTCAACAAAACCGTCGTCATCTGCCCGTATGCATAAATGAAAAAACAACCCCTGCGCTGTGAGCGGCATGTCAAGAAAAGCATCTGACGTCACTAAATCTATACGAAACATCCGCTTACTTGCCATAATATCTCCTTCAAGTTCCCAAAAATTATCACTTTTCTACTTCCAAAAGCTCAATGACACGCGATCCTGCATCTTCCGGTCTGCAAAAAACAAATTCCACTCCGTACTTAAGCTGCATTGTAAGCATTGCTTTTCCAAGGACTTCCCCGCTTGTTGGCGGTGCCTTTGGAAGCGGTACATTCAACCACTTTCCAATACCGTGCATGTACTTTATCTTGTTGTATCTCTCAAGCCTTGGATTGTGCCAATGAAAAACGTCTTCAATAGTTTTTATTCCATCCATGTTCTCAACCAAAACATACAGTGCTATATTGTTGTTCTGCGCCAAAATACACTCGTCTCGGAACCTTAAATGCTGTTTTCCGCAGACGTTTCCCGTAATCTCCTGCATGTCCTTCTTAGTATCTACAGCAACCTTGTAGCTTCCAATAAAGTCCATCTTCTTAACTTCCATCTTTCTTGCTGACTTTCGTCTTATAACGTCAAGAACGGTTTCTTCCGCGATAACATAATCTCCAACTGGAAGAGGTGCTCGTAGCACCTCTATGTCATTACTATCAAAATAGCGATTCTTAAGTATGTGCTGACCCTCTTTCTGACCTTTGTCCTCGATCAATAACATACATATCTCCCTTCCATTGATTTATCCGAGTCATTTTTAAGTAAAAGGTAACTCTTCATCAATTCCATCCGGAATATTCATAAAACCATCCGAATCTGTCATAGGCTGCGGTTTGTAACTTCCGTTGTCCTGCGAAGCCTGTTTGCTCTCTGCAAATTCACAGCTTTCGATCAAACACTCATTGGTGTACACCTTATTACCGTCTTTGTTGGTGTAACTTCCGGTCTGCCAGCTTCCTTCAATTACAAGCTTTGTTCCCTTTTTGCAATATTTTTCAAGAAACTCTGCTCTTTTACCAAACGCAAGACAATTGATAAAATCTGCCGTTGGCTGTCCATCCTGCTTAAATTTCCGGTCAACCGCCAGAGTAATTCTACCGATAGCTGTTGACTTCTCGCCCTGCGACCATCTTACTTCCGGGTCTTTGGTGCATCTTCCCATTAAAATCACTTTATTCATTCACTTATTCCTCGCTTCCTTAAAACGGGTAAAGGTTCATATCGACCTCTAATCCACGTTCCGCCACGTAAACATCTGATCCATATTTAACTGTTTCTTCTGTCTTTTGTTTGAATAGTGCGGGATCTCCGCTTTTATCTGATAAGTGAATTAGAACGACATTTCTCAATGCCGGGTTATCGTTAGTAGAAATAAATTTAAGTGCCGTATCAAGGCTCATGTGACCTCGTAGGCGGTGTTCATAGTTCGGTTCGTCTCGGTTTACAAACTGCATATCATAGTTTGCTTCACAAAGAATGTGATTTACCATCTGGTTTGAAAAATTATACTTGCAATATTCCAGATCTGTAAGAAATAGTAATTTCCCCATCTCTTCATGCTTAATCAAATAGCCATAGCACTCAATTTCTGTGTCATGCGGTACATTGAACGGCACCACCGTAAAACTACTGATTTGATACGATTTGTTAGGCGAGAGAGTTATTGTACGTTCTCCAGTAATAACTTCAAGTGCGGTCTGCGTTTCAAACGCTGTATAAACCGGAATGCCAGACTGCATGAAATCTTTTATGTATCGTGCATGGTCTCCGTGTTCGTGACTCACAATGCATCCGGAAACATTTGCTATTTTCCAATCAATCATTTTCTTAAAATCAAGAAATTTGCAACCGGCTTCAATCGCAAGGATTTCTCCATTGTCTGCAATTAAAGCATAAGAGTTACCGGAAGAACCAGAGCCCAAGACTTTAAGTTTCATCACTGTTACCGCCTTTTGATTCCGTTATGTATTTCACTCGCAGGTCATATACTGTTTGGCAAAGTACATTGCAAATCTCATTGGCAATATCTTCTTCTCCTGCCAAATTCCGTACATAACTTTTACCACATATATAACAAGTCAACTTTCTGATAAGTTCCCACATCGCCCATGAAGTAATGCTGTCTATAACGGTTCTCATCAAACCGTCCTGTCTCTTCCCATCAACCGTAGGTTTCACGAACCAATATTCTCTTGGTTCTTTAAGGAGTGTAGAAACATCTTCTCTGATAACTTTTCCTTTAAGTGATTTCTGTACTTCCTCTAATATTTCAGCTTTTAATTCTTCCTTTTCTTCAACGGTCATAGAACTCACTCCTTACATCAACAATCTGTCTCGTCTGCCCCAACAATGCCCGATTATGCTTTGCCCTCTGCTCATTGTCGCAAATAAACTGCTTGCAGATTTCCGGTCGCACCGGATAGATTCTGCATTTCTCGCAACTCTTATCTGTATCAAGAAAAGGACAGGTCATATCATATGGTCTTTTTACAGTAGGAAGCAGGTGCTTACATTCTTTGATGTGGTTCTTACGGACATATCTGTGAATAGCAGCTACTTCCTTTCTGCTCATTGGCAAAAGGTTGGAACAGCAGTTACCGCATTGGCTACATTTTCCATCTTTGCAGAAATTGTAAATGCTATCTTTCATGCATTTCTGCACGGATTCTAAGACTGATATAACTTCCATAGGCTACTCCAATTCTTCCTCTGCTGGGAACAGAAACACTCCAGACAAACCAATAGTAAGTTTTTCATCAATTCCCTTTGGTGGCGTGTGTCCCATCCTTGCAAGGTTATGACACATATAGGCACATCTTAATTCTTCCATGGCTTTTTTCGCCTTTTCTTTGGAACTGTATTCAGCCATTTTAGTTCCTGCCGCCGTAGAGCTGTTATGGCAATAAACAGCCGCATACCCAACATCTTTATATTTTCCAAATGCCATATAAAAAGAACTGATTTCATACGGCACATCAATCGTGCCATCCTGGCTAATAACTCTCATTTGGCTTTTCTTCATTTCTTTTTTATTTTTCCTATTCCTTTAATAATCCTTGAAATATAGGATTGTGAAATTCCAAGTGATTCGGATATTTCTCGTTGCGTTTTCCCTTCCACAAAAAACATAATAAAAATACGTTGTTCTCTCGGACTTAATTCCTCAAAAATCTGTTGAGCAAGCATGTAATTAACTGTATTTTCTTCATAATCCTTACGATCTGCTATCATTTCAGCATAAGAAACGCTTTCGCCATTTCCTATATCCACATTATCATCTAATGAAAATGCTGCATTTACTGATTTTTTACTTTTCCGGAATTCAATAAGCAGTTCATTTCTCACAAGTCGAAAAGCATATGTAGAAAAACATCCTTTTGAAGCATCAAAGGTGTCAATAGCCTTTAGAAGTCCAATGGAACCAATCTGAAACATATCTTCATCAAACGCTGGAATTCCTAAACGTCGCATAACAAAAAAGACAATTCCGTAATTTGTAAGGATCATTTTCTCTTTGGCGTACTCCGAACGGCAAGTAATCCATAGGTGCAATGCATCTTGCTTACTCAATTCAGATTTTGGAATGTTCATTCTATCCTCCTACTTCATGAAGTCCGGAAAATCATTGTCATTCTCAGCAACTTCCGTCTCTACCTTTTCCGGTTTATCTGCCATCTTTGGGTCTTCCGCAGTTTCGGAAACTTCCGGCTCAACAGGGAAATCCTCTGTGTTTGCGTTCTCAGATATTTCATGCTTAACCTGTTCTTGTAAATCTTCCATCGGATATTTCTTGAAATCGTTGTCCTGCATTTCTTCTTTTGTATAGAGCCCCATTGTCAATTCCGGACAATTCAGACTGGAGAATAAAGATGCCGCTCTGTAACGAAGCATTAACTGTGGCATGGTTTTCCACTTACTACCATTCTTACCAAGCCATCCCTCGGCTTTAGCCATTTCCATGTCCACGGTCATACCCTCAACTCTACGACCATTTTTCGTAGTCCAAGCGAGACACGAATAAGGCTTGCCATCCTTATCTTTGGTTTCCTCGAACTGTAATTCCATGTCGAATTTACCGGAATTATTGATTGCCGCAATCAGAAACTTTGAACTCCAAGATGGTCTACCCTGGATTACATACAGATTCTGCATAACCATCAGTGGGCTTACTCGCAGTCTCTGCGCCTGCTCAATAGCAATCAGACAGTTTGCATCGTTCTTCTGGAATGTTGCCGGAACGATAGTTGAACTCGCCAACGCCTTTGCCATCTGCATAGCCATAATGAAATTATCTGATGTTCCAAAAATTCCAAGGCTATAGTCTGTAACCTTGTTGTTGCTGTGTGCAACCTCTGTCTTTTCCTCTGTCTTTGCTACTGCTGTGTTCTCTACCATAATTATTTTTCCTCGCTTTCTTTCCTTATTGCTTTTTTAAATGCTCCATTTTTAAGAAATTTCAAAACAAGATTGAGTTGCATATTCTTGAAAACCTCTATGTGCTTTGTACTGTGATACCACATTACCCATTCCTGTTTCAAAAGTTCCTCAATGCTTGTAATCTGCTCACCCTCTGCGAATTTTCGCTGACTTAAAAGATATTCCCTGTGTTTTTGAATGTTCTCACATTTTGCGCACTCTTCGGAAGAATACCTTGAACAATGCTTTCCGTTAAGGTTTATAGACAATGCACAATATCTACATGGATTAACTCTCATCGTCACCACCGCTTTCCTGTTCCTCATATTTCTTCACAACTGCCACCTTATCAGCACCGTAGGTTTCTACCCACTTCATATCCACGGTTTCATCCGTAACTTTCAGCTTTGCGCCTTTGGCATTTACGACCATGTCCCCGGCTTTTACATCGTCTGATGTAGCAAATATATATGACCGGCTCTGGTTTGGATATTTTGCTTTTATGTAATTCATTCTGATACCTCCGCAATCTCTCCATTTTCAATCGTATACCAAGTATCCGGCTTGATATCGTCACCGTTTACCTGCACCATCTTTGCACCGTTAAGAACCCATGCACTCTGGTTATTTCTGTCATATTCCGGATTATCTTTTGAGCCAGTGTATTCCCAGTCTGCAAAAACAAGAAATGCCCCAAGAACGCCCTTGGCTTTTGATTTGTAACCCCAAGCAACAGCTACTACATCCTTGTCTTCTGCCGAGGATGCTCCTTTGTATCCGGTTGCCGAGGATGCTCCACAGGTGCCGGTTGCCGAGGATGCTCCTTTGTATCCGGTTGCCGAGGATGCTCCTTTGTATCCGGTTGCCGAGGATGCTCCACAGGTGCCGGTTGCCGAGGATGCTCCATAGTCTCCGGTTGCCGAGGATGCTCCATAGTCTCCGGTTGCCGAGGATGCTCC